CTCGAATCTGCAAAGGGTTAGGACTCAATACAGATTTTGTGTTGACACGGCGGAGGGAAAGCCGATACCCTTGGAAGCGATGCCGAGATACCTGACCACCGAAGAAGTCGCTGCGACCCACGGGTGTACCGTCGTGACCATCACGCGCAACGCCATGATACGCGGCATCAAGCCGACGAAGAAGATCGGCTGCAACTACCTGTGGCGAACCGAGGACGTGCAGCAGCTCAAGCCGGGCACCCCCGGCAGAAAGAAGAAGACCTCACGTGTGTGAAGATTGCGATTGGAGATCGGCCATCACGCTTGCCGACGTGGCCAAGAACATGACAACCTCACCGAACCTGATCACGGCGATTCGGGTCATTCGTGCTTCCATCACAATGCACGAGTGCACGACCCCAGAGCAGTGGCGCCGCCTAGAATCGCTGCGTGACGCTGTACTGGTGCACCACGACCCAGAATACATTGTTACCAGCGGCACAATCTTGGCACATGACGCGGGCGTGCCAACGTGAAAGTCACCTACCGCGAGCGATACCGCGAGTGCAATCCGGCGGCGATGAAGATTCGCCTGCTGGTCGGCCTGCTGGAATTGGCCGCCGACTATATCGCGGAACTGGGCAGCCCGAACATCGCCGAGGTCATTCGCAAAGCGATTGCAAGGGCGACGAAATGAGACTGGCCCACACCGTTTGACGTGGACACAACGACCGCCGTTTCCGGCGCGGCGACCGTTAGCAGAGCGACGACCAGACCAATGAAACCGCCTCTCTGGCAACATCAGCGCATCGGCATCGACCTGCTCTGCGAGCGGCCGGCGAACATGCTGGCTTACGACATGGGCACCGGGAAGTCACGAACGGTCATCGAAGCAATCCAAGACCTCAAGCTTCACCGCGTGCTCGTCGCCGCGCCCAAGACGGTCTGCGACGTGTGGCCGGAACAGTTCGCCCTCTGGCACGACTCCATGAACGTCTGCCTACTCAACCGCGGCGCGCTGCGAACCAGAATGTTCGAGCTCTTCCACGCCTGCGATCGCGGACTACCCACTGCCGTCATCGTCAACTACGACGCGCTCCATGGCGAGCTGGGCGACGACCTGGAAGAGTACGGCTGGGACATAATCGTCGCCGACGAATCCCACACTATCAAGTCGGCGTCGGCACAACGGTCCCGGTGGTTCAGTAAGATATACCGCAAAACGAAGCGGCGCGTGTGTTTGTCGGGCACGCCGATGCCGCACTCACCGCTCGACGTATACGGGCAGTACCGCTTCCTAGACCCCGGCATTTACGGGCTGAATTATCAAGCATTCCGCCACCGATACACCGTCTTCGTAGACCCAGAGCAGCGCAAGAAAGAAGCGAATGAACCGAAGAGAATGCTCCCGTGGAGCCCACCGCCGCCGCCGAGCTACGTCGCCTGCTACGCAGGCGAGACCGAAGATGCTCTTCGCGTCGTCGAGGGAAGTCCCAGGAACAAGAAAGCATTCAAGATTCCGGTGGGCTTCAAAGACCTTGACCACCTGAGCGCTAAATTCCATCGCCTCGCCCACGTCGTGCGCAAGGCCGACGTACTGGACCTGCCGCCGCGGATCGTTGAACACCGCATCGTCCAACTCGGTCCAGAAGCCCGGCGCGTCTATACGGCGCTGCGCGAGTCCCTAAAGGCGAAGATCGCCGACGGCACGATCACCGTCAACAACTGCCTGACGCAACTACTGAGGCTGCAACAGATCACCGGCGGCATCGTCGCCCTGGACGCCGGCGGCGTCCGTCGGGTGGACGACGTGAAGCGCGCGGCGCTGCGCGAGTTGTTCGACGACGTCGCTCGACCGGAGCACGTCGTCGTCTTCGCCCGCTTCCGCGCCGACCTCGACGCAATCGCCGAGGCAGCCGTGCAATCACTCCGGCCGTGCTACGAGCTCAGCGGCCGCCACGCCGCCGACCTGGACGTGTGGCGAACCCACCCCGGGGCCGTGCTCGCCGCGCAGATTCAGACCGGCGGGCAGGGCATCGACCTCACGGCATCGGCCTACGCCGTGTATTACTCCGTGGGATTCTCGCTCGCGGAGTATGAGCAATCAGCAGCGCGACTGGACCGACCAGGGCAGACGCGAAGCGTAACCTACACACACTTGATCGCGGAGGACACGATTGATGAAGTCATCTATCGGGCCATCGACAAACGTCGGGACCTTGTCGCCAGCATTATCGACGGACTACACCGAGGCCGGGATCATCTTGGCCCAGACAGGGAAGAAGTCGATCAGGGCGGAGACGCTGAATCGGCCACGCAACCATCTCGCCTCTTCGTTTGACCTCAAGCGCTACGCCCAGTTGGAAGCCGAGGAGGACCGGCTCGACGATCTCTTGAAAGACGTGAAGCAAGAGAAGGCGCGCATCGGCGCAAAGATGCAGGAGGAGTTCCTTGTGTTAGCCATCGACAAACTCACATGTCACGGTCGGACCTTCTTCTTGAGGCGGGACATCAGCGTGAAATCCAAGGGCGGTGACACGGCGGCCGTAGCCACGGCCCTGCGCAGAGCGCGGCTTGGCAGCATGATCGGCGTGAGCTGGCCGAGCTTCAAGGCGTGGTGTCGGGAGCGAATGTTTAACGAGACTATGGGCGACTGGGAAGCGAATCTAAACAAGCTCCCGCCGTCGATTCGCGCCGTCGTGGACGTGATCGAGTTCCACACATTCCAGAGTAGAAAGGCATGAACATGACTTGGAAAACGGTACAAGGAGGACAATGTGGGTAAAGGCAACCAGAAAGCAAATCAGATTGCGATCACCACCGTAATGGCGCCTCCGCCGGCGTACTTGTCGAAGTTCTGCGATGGAGCGGGGGTCAAGGAGCTTGAAACCACGGCGACGATCCCGCGGCTGCGCATCGTGCAGTCGATGAGCGACACGGAACTGAAGGACGCCTTCGGCGAGGGCGCCGTCATCTTGAAGGACGATGCCGAGCTCATCGCGGAGAAGGAGAAGCCGTTCTCGGCGATCCCGATCATCTACTACGAATCGTTCGAGCAGTGGCGCGACGTGAACGACGCCGCGAACGCGAGTCCGATTGTGGCGGCCACGATGAACCGGACGAGTGTGCTCGCCGACAGGGCCATGCAGCGCCTCATCGAGCCATACCCGGACAATGGCAAACTGTCATACTCGTATCGCCACTGCCTGAACCTGATCCTGCTGCTGCTGGACGCCAAGCACCGCGCCGGCGGGCAGTGCATCTACACATGGATGCGCGGCGAGTTCAAGCTCGGCACCGGCGTGGTCGGCTTTCTGCGTCGGCGATTGATGGTGGCCGCCAAGCCCGATGGAACGACGCCGCCCATCTTCTCGCTCGTCTTGTCCCTGCACAGCGAGCCGACCAAGAATCGCAAGAGCCAATCGTGGTACGTGTTGAACGTGGACCGCGACGCTGTGGGCGACAAGTGGTGGACGCCGGAAGCGCTCATGCCCGGCGTCCGCGACCTGTACCTCGCCGCCAAGGAGAGCCGCGATCACGGGCGTGTGGATGCGCCAACGGCGGAGGGTGCTGAAGGATGAAACCTCGTTTTTGCAAGTGTTGCGGAGAGGAACTGCCTTGCCGGAATAGGTGTGGCGCGAAGACGGCGGACGAGACAGAGTGCTTTGTGTTACTGCAATGACAGCATGGACGCAGCCGAATTCCTCGATCGCCTGTTCGGGCAATGGATCGGGCCGGAAGCGCGGTTGTCCCTCTTCACGCTTCCGGGCGGGCGCACGGCTTGGTTCGAGGACCCCGCTGCTGCGGCCGAGTACGCAGTGCGTTGCCGGGATCAGTTCAACGTCTACTTCGGCGTCGGCCTATACCGACCGGGGATCGTGGCTGGTCGAGGCGGCGCTGCCGACGTGGTGTGCGTGACGAGCATGTGGGCCGACGTGGACTACGGGCCAGGACACAAGACGACGGTGGCGCCGGACCTGGCGTCGGCACGGAGGATTCTGACGCGCGTCGCGTTGGGGGTGTCCTTGCTGGTCAACTCCGGCCGCGGCCTGCACCCCTATTGGCTGCTGGCGGAGCCGTGTACACCGCCGCGGGCAGAGGAGTTGGCGAAGCGGTGGAGCAGTAACATCGTCGCCCATGCCGACACGCTGGGGTGGTCCTGCGACAGCGTGGGCGACCTCGCCCGCGTGCTCCGCGTACCAGGAACATACAACCACAAGGACGGCGGGAAGGTTCTCGTCGAGGTCGTCGAGGCCAACGACGTGCTGTACTCCGAGGATGACGTTGAGGCAGCGCTGCCGGTCGCTTCGGTGGAGTCTATCGCAACCAGCCCCGTCTATTACCAAGGGCCGCTGTCGCTTGATATGGAGCCGCCGGCGGCCAAACTCTATCGTTTTTTGAGCGAGAATCCACGATTTAGGAAGACGCTGGACCACAAACGCGGCGCTGATCTTAAGTCGGCGAGCGAGTACGACCTGTCGCTGTGTACCCAAGCTCACCAAGCCGGATGGTCGGACGAGGAGTGCGTCGCATTGATGATCATGTGCCGCAAAATGCACGGGCTGAATCCAGAGAAACTCCTGCGCCGAGATTACGCACAGCGTACCGTCGCGCTGTCCCACCAAGCCGACGTGAACGTGATTGACATGCGCGAGTTGGAGTCGTTCTACGACGAGCCGGGCGGCTCAATGGTGTCGCCCGTTACTCCGCCGAGACCGAGCCCGGGATCGCCCGACGACACCCCCCTGAACAAACTCAGCCGTCTACTGGCCGCCGAACTGGGGGGATTCGTGCAGTACGGCCACGAGGATAGCCGTGTGTTCTACTGCTTCCGACTGGCCGACGGCCGCGCGGTCTACATCGCCAACGCCAGAATGCTCCTTGACTTCTCCGCCGTATCCGCTCGCTTCATCGAGGCCGTTCGCCGACCGATCCCCCACCACAAACCCGCCGTGTGGACCAAGATCGTCGAGCTGCTGCTGTCCATCGTCGAGGTCAACCGCGACGAGGAGTACACCCGCGCGGGCGATTGCCGCCGCTGGCTGACCGGCTACCTTCGCACCAACCAACCGCTGGCCGCCGACCAGAAGGGTTCGGCGCTGGAACGAAACTCACCCTACACATCGGACGGACTTCTGAACGTTCACCTACCGTCGGTACACCGTTGGGTGCGACTCGTCGGAATGGAAAGCGTCCCCGCCGTCGCCATAAGAGAGGCCTTTCGCGCAGCCGGACTCTCCCCCGCGCGCGTGACGGCGAGGACCGAGAACGGCGTCGTCTGTAGAACCTATTGGAGTGTGCCTTTAGATTCGACAGTAGCAAACGAGGTTTACGGCGTAATACCTTGTGATACCAATGTAATACTAGACAACGAGTCGTAAGTCTTTGATTTACAACGATGTAATACCGTAATGCCCGTAATACGCAAACTTTTTCTGAAAAACGAAAAGTAAAAAGGTCGCCGCATTACTGGGGTGCTAGATTATTCTACACATGACGCACAATCTACTGGTAACGCCGACGTTACAACTTTGTATCTTATAGGACACCCCAAAAGGTCAAGCAACGATTGAATTGTCCTATAAAATGTACAGTTTAGGCGTCTCCGTGCGTACACGGTGGCCGTCTGTAATACCGCCCACTTCGGTAGGCGACACAAGGACATGAAACTTCTAGGACGTTATCTGACCGTCGGCCCGCCCGGGACAGGCAAGACGACGTGGCTCGCTGCCCAGGTGGAGGCGTGCTCGTGCTACGGACAGCGTGTGTTGGTCTGCTCGCTGACCCGCGCGGCCAAGGCCGAGATCGTCGGCCGAGGTCTCATGGTCCCCGCGGAGGCCGTTGGGACGCTCCACGGGCACGCCTACGCCGCGATCGGGCGTCCGACCATGATTCAGGCCAAAGACGTCGCTGCGTGGAACGAGAGGTACCCCGTATTGCGCCTGGGTGGCACCCAGGCCGACGCCGACGACCCGTTCGTCGCGTCCCGGGAGACCGACGGCGACAAACTGCTGAACGCCTGGAACCTGGCGAGACACCGCCTCTTGATTCCACGCGGAACGCCACGGTACGCTGCGGACCATGAATCGAAAGCCCAACCACTGCGCAAGGTGCGAGAAGCCGGAGAATCTGCCGGGATCGGGGTTCTGTCGGGAGCACAAGGCGGAGTACATGAGGGATTGGCGCCTAACGAATCCACCAACGGACGCGCAACGAAAGCGCAACGCGACATACAAGAGGGAGTGGAGGCGTCGCAAGCGATCTCTCCCGACCTCCGCAACTTCGGCGTGAAGTGGGAGACGTGGAAGGCTGAGACCGGCCTAATCGACTTTGCCGACCAGATCGAACTGGCCATCGACGCTCCGGCGCCGGAGATAGACGTGATCCTGGTGGACGAGGCGCAGGACCTTTCGGCCCTGGAATGGCGGCTTGTTGAATCGTGGGCCGAGACTGCCGAGGCCCTTGTGATGGTCGGCGATGCTTGGCAGGCGCTCTACACCTGGCGCGGGGCCGACCCGTCTTGCCTCGCCCAACCATCCGGTTTCGCCGGCCACAAGGTTCTTGGTCAGTCATACAGATTATCGCCCGCCGTCTACAGCGTCGCTGTGAAGTGGGTGTCGATGCGCCTGTCGAGTTACGGGCCGGTCGAGTATCGGCCGACTGATCGGTGGGGGGACGGCGAGGTCCGCCCGATTGAGGCTTCCTGCCGGTTTCCAGAGCCTGCAGTTGACGAGGCGGAGCGCTTCGCTGACGCCGGCGAGTCCACCGTGTTCCTTGCGTCGTGCGCGTACATGCTGGCGCCGACCATCACCGTGCTCCGCCAACGAGGCCTGCCGTTTAGCAACCCGTGGCGGACGCACCGCGGCGCCTGGAACCCGCTGAGCCCGTCCCGCGACGGCGTCGGCGCCGCCAGTCGGCTGCTGTCGTTCCTGTCGGCCTACGACTTCGAATCCGAGGACGGGCATACCGTAGGTCGGCTGGCTCACTGGACGACGGCCTGCCCGGTGGCGGGGTTGATGCAGAAGGGCGGCCACCCGCGAATCGAGAAGGCGGCCGAGGAGAACCCCGGCGACGCCGCGGAACATTACGTCCGAACGTTGTTTCTGCCGGAGCGGATGGAGAACGTGTGGCGAATTCTGCGAGGCGAGATGCCGCTGGCCGAGGCGATCGCGTGGTTCTGCTCGTTCGTCCACGCAAAGTACGCCAAGGCGACGGACTACGCGGCGCGGGTGTTGAGCTTGCGCGGGTTCGCAGCGCTGCGCGAGCCGCCGCGGATTCACGTGGGGACGATCCACAGCTTAAAGGGGGGAGAGGCCGACAACGTGGTGCTGTACCCCGACCTCTCGCTCGCCGCGCAGCAGGAGTGGGACGGCCGGCCGGAGCAACGGGATAATGTCGTGCGGACGTTCTACGTCGGCCTGACGCGGGCGAGGAAGCGCGTGCTCCTCGCTCAGCAGGCAGGACCGTTCGCAGTGGAGATTCGGATCTGAAATAGCGAGATTCGCGCGAGCACTCAGGTGCGATCTCTGAGTAAACCCTTATCTATGAGAGGAGTTTTTGTGGCAAAGAACGAAACAAAGGTCAACACGAGGTCCGACACGGAATTGCCACCGGGGCAGGTGAGCATCGAGGACGCCGAGGGCAATCCGATCGACGATCGGGTGCGCCACGCCGACATCGAGAAGGTAGTCGGCCAGATCGATGAGCTTCGGCTTGCGATCGGCTCATTAAAAGGCGAAGAGGAAGAGCTTCGAGACAAGAAGCTCAAGGAGCTGATGCACAAATACGGGCTTGAGGCGTACAAGTGCAAGGACAGCCGTTTCGAGGTTGTTCTGGACTCTGAAGCCACCGAGATTTGTCGTGTTCTCGGTCTTCGGGGTCGCCCTCGAAAGGAACAGGAGTAAGAAAAATCTAAAGAATCGCCCTTGACGGGCCGTCATCGGCGGAGTAGACTACTTTCGTGAACCTCAACCATCCAGCGTCCGCTTCCGCCTGCCTGATGCTTCCTAAGTCGGGGTTCACGTTCCCTCTGCGGGTACTTCGGGCAGGCGGAAACGGAGCGCTCCGCCCACCGCGCGACGTGGAGGGCGCTGACGGCTGAGCAGCGAATACAGATTGATCCCTATCAGAAAAGGAGTGACGAAGTGAATTGGACGAAAGTATCGCCAACTGGCGACGTGGAAGCCGTTGATATCGCGGCCGCGGTCGTAGTCAAAGACGGCCGCGGCGGCCGTATTGTGCTGAACGACGGAACGCAGCAGGAACCGGCCGGCTTGCGAGACTTGCTGGTGAAATGGCGGCCAGAAGTTCGCGCACGGTTTCTTGCCGGATATCCGTCAACATCGATCAGCATGGCGGCCTACATGTTCGCCAACGCGATGACGGAGGACGCGCGTCTGATGTGGTGGTCCACGATGCTCGCTCGCATCGACCTCGCCCCCCCGCCATGTCCGCCGCTAGACCCGAATGTCATCCAAGCGTGGCCGTTGGCAAACGCGCTGGAGGAACACCTCGACAAGTTCACTGGCCTGACCAATGGGTGGCTCGTCCACGTCCCCACGCTGCCGGTGCCGTGGTTCGTGCCCGTCGGTGCCTTGGCCGACTTGGAAGATGACGGGGTTGTCGTATACGTCCCGCAGACGCCCCCAATTCCGCCACCGGCTCCTCCCATTCCACCCCCGCCGACCGAGCCGACGGCGACGTGGACTGACCTTGGCACTGCTACGTCGGGCACGGGTCATCCGGCAGTAGCGATCGTCGCAATGGATGGTGATCTGCTGCTGCTCTGCACGCGAGACGGTGGACCCGTGGGCCGCACTTGGTCGGTGCAGGCGCAGTCGCTAAGCCTTGGCTTCCCACTTTCCGCCGACAGCGTGGGCGGTCAGGTCAACGCCATTTACACGACCGGCGGGGTAGTGCAGATGTCTCTATACGCACACGGCGACGTGCAAGACTTCGACTCTGTTCCCAAGTCACTTCAACGCCGCGGCACGCCGATCAAGGGCACAGACACCAACGGTCGTTCCGTGCGGGCGCGGTCAGTGTTCCCGGCGGTTGGCGGCTTGATCTATACGTGCGGCGCGCTGACGCCGACGAAGGGATCGACCGGAGCAGCCGGCGGATACGCCAGCGTGTGCGAGGGGGGAGTACAATCAATCCTGTTCCTGTCTACCCCTGTGATCATCGGCGGCGGAATGATCGGGGGGGCGCCACGATTCGTCACCGCCCTGGGCACCATTTTGGACGCTTCGGGCGCCGTTCTCTACGACACTGGGATGACCGCTCTGCGCCGCGCCCTGGTAACGGAAACCTCGATTCACATCGCCGTCGGCGCGCACACGCTCGAAACCGTCGCCGAAGGCTATCGGGTGAGTGAGACGCCAGGCGCGATTCACAGCGTTGCTACTTTCGGTGACGCCGGCGCTCGCGAGTGGCCGCTGCCGAACGGGTATACGTGGCCGCTCCGGGGCGTCGGGTTGGAGCTGATGCCGTTGTTCGAGGGGCCGGGCAGCGTGTATGCCCTCCTGACGGTGGATCACGGCATTCTCGACGCCGACTACTCGCTCTGGCGGGTAAGCGACACGAGTCTGATCCACGTCATCGACCTGGGAGCGTGGCAGATGCTCGTCGCCTGTCGGTTCGGCGACAAGATCGCCGCGCTCGCCGTTAAGGATGGTGGGCACCACTTGGGGATCGTTGAGTGCTAGGGGGTGAAGTGAAGCAGTTGGTCTTGTCGTTGTTTCCTGGCATTGACCTGCTCGGCATAGCGTTCGAGCAGGAGGGCTTCTGCGTGGTGCGCGGCCCGGACGTGATCTTCGGCGGTGACATTCGCGGCTGGGACGTTCCGGCCGGGCGGTTCGACGGCGTGATCGGCGGTCCGCCGTGCCAGACATTCTCTCGGCTAGCGCACATGGTCCGTCAGAATGGGCATGAGCCGAAGTTCGGCAACCTCATCCCGGAGTTCGAGCGGGTCGTCTCCGAGGCTCGGCCGCAGTGGTTCGTGATGGAGGAAGTCCCCGACGCCCCGACGCCAACCGTAGACGCTTACGGCGTGCACTCGTTCCTGCTCAACAACCGCCAACTCGGCGAGCGACAGAACCGCGTCCGGCGGTGGTCGTTCGGCTGGCGCGGCGAACGTCGCGTGCTCGCCGTCGAGACAGTGGTGTTCGAGAACCAGGAGTATGAGTACGCGGCAACGGGTAGGGGGGACTTCATCAGGCGCGGACCGATGATCACCATCGGCGGAAGCGGGAGGCGTAAGAAAGATCGAATGAGCAGGATGGGGTACAGAAACAAGGCCGCGTTTCCAGCCCTGTGTGAGCAGCAGGGCTTGCCGTGTGGATTCGCCCTGCCTGATTTCACGGCGAGAGCTCGTTTGCAGGCAGTGGGCAATGGCGTCCCGCTGCCGATGGGTCGGGCGATCGCCAAGGCCGTCCGCCTAGCGAACGCTCCGCTGCTGAATCACAAGGGGGATCGTTGAAGTGCTGAGCCATCCGAAACCAGGTCAGCGAGTGCGAATCCACTACGCCAAACTGCGGGCGGCGTTGATGCCGTATCACGGCAAGATCGGCGTCGTACGGATCGAATCCCTGGCTCGTGGCCCGGGCCCCCGCCGAGGAAGGAGCAATGGGCGTGAGCGAAGAAACCAAGCCACTAACCGACGATGAGCTTGCGGAGACTCAGACAATGACCAACAAAGAACGAACCGAAGCCCTCAATGCGGCGATACGGACAAAGTTCGCCAGACTGCCGGACGAGACGTTAGACCGCATCCTAGACGACACCGCCAAACCGTGGACTTACGAGCACGTGTCACGCCCCCTCGTCGTCACTGGCCAGGACACATCCCGCTGCGAGTACGGAGCGGAGAGCTTCGCGCCCGTTGATCTGCGGCAGGTGATCCTTGCCGTGCTCGGTACGTGCGTCGTCGCTGGCATACTCTTACTCGTCGTAGTGTGGGAGGCAATACGATGATCAAGTTCGACGACGGCGATACGTGCAGGCCGACGCCATGATCCGCCGAGAAGCGGAAACGCGAAGGAGACAAAGCATGACCATCGCCAGACGCGATGACGGCTCCGACGACAATCGCCGCCTGGCTAAGGCGTGGCGAACAATAGCTGCGTTCTGGGCGGAATCGGCCAGAAGGTTGCCGGGAGACTCCGTCGTCGTCATTATGCCGAACGGCATCGCAAGGGGTCTGTGTTCTTCGATTACATACGCGGACCGAAACTGGACCATCGCATTACGTTGTAAGATGCAGCGCCAATTGCAGTGGTTTCATCCACCTCGGCTGCGAAAAGAATTGTGGTTCGGCCGGGATCGGCGTGGTGCTGAGGAACGAAGCTTGGTGGCCTGTTTCCTGGCAACAGGCAATGAAGCGGGCGTCTTCGGGCACGTGCAGCGAAAGCCGCCCGTGAAGCGCTACTCGCGTGCCTGATCCACCTTCGGGATGCGTGTTGGGGATGATCTGGATCAGCGCGATGGTTAAACTATGATGAACCTTCTCGCCATCGACCCAGGGAGCAAGACGACCGGCTACGCGATATTCGGCACTACCTGCCCACGCGCTGCCAGCAAACTGTCCGGCAAGTTGCGGCACATCGTCGCAGGGGCGTTGGTCGGCAAAGGCGGCGATCCATTCGATCGCGTTTCACAACAAATCGACGATTGGGGATACGGCGGCGGCATCGACGAGGTGGTAATAGAACACACCCCGGTTTCTCGGATCGGAGGAAACTTCCACGCCGCGCAGCACGTGGCCGTCGGGCGGTGGTACGAATACCTGCGGCAAGGTGTCTGCCCTCGAATCGTTATGGTCAACGCAAGAGCCTGGACGGGCGGCGTGCCGAAGGCTCAGCGGACTAGGTTGATCCACGCCCAGTACCCGGACCTGGATTGGTCGTCCGACCCCGGCGGCGACATGGCCGACGCGATCGGGCTTGGACTTTTCCGCTTGCACGAGCTTGACGTGCTTGCTAGGATGACGCCCGTGGTCACGGAGGCGAGGCGTGGAATCGAAGCGGAAGGACTGGCCGGGGATTGTCTTCGGCGTCGGAGCGACGATGATCATAGCGCTGCTCGGCTTCGCGGAGCGAGACCGAGCGCGGCGCGACGCGGAGTACAAAGCCGATCGTGAGGAGGCCACAATACGCCGTGAGCGAACGGCCGAGGCGTTGGCAGCGGTGAATCAGTCGCTTGCGGGCTTGACGGCGAGACTAGACGCCGATGACCGGCTAAGTCGTGTGCTTGAAAAACTGGACCGAACCCTGAACGCGATGGAGCAACGACCGTGAGACTGCTACCTCACAACGGCTGGCGACTCGTATTTCTTCTCGGTGTCGGATTGGTTGTTGCAATAGCCATCGTGCTCACGGTCATCCCGACCTTGAATCTCGCGGCGGGGAAAAAATACTGGCGTCCGATCATCGACAAACAGAGCGTGGGAATCGACGCGAACACAGCATCGATAAAAAAGCTCAACACTGAGGTGGTGAAGCTGACCGAACAAACGGCCGACATCAACAGGTTTCTTGGCCGCCCCGTGGAGAACGACGATGAGCAATAAGAACCCGCGCTTTCGACCAACAGAGTGCAAGTTTTGTCATCAGACGGTGTACTACGATTGTGTCGCCGATCGTCTTGTGAATAACGCAGACGACCCGAAATCGTACCACGTAGACACGTGCTCGCGCCGGAAGGGATTCTATCACGAATCCGCGATGAACAACGCCGAAGCGCCAAGAAGAGTGCGCAACGAAAAGATTTTTTAACGCGGCTCAGCCGCAGAAGGAGTACCCCGATGAAGCGATTGTTCTGTGTATTGATAGTTCCATTGGGCGCGTGCTTGACGGCGTGTGCAGGTTGGCCTGCCGACACCACGAAGGTCGTGCAGCATGTCCAAGCGGGGGACATTGCAGCGACGCACGTGGACTACACGCTGGTCAATCTCGCAATTCTGCCGGAGGGACACCCGCTGCGCGACACGGCGGTTCTGTTGCCGCTACACCCCGGGAGCAACGTGTCCCTCGTGATCCGCGACCCGGCGACGGGGGCGGCGATCGCGGAGTACCATTCGGATCGGTCGGCGGTCACGTCCGTCGCCTACGGCGGGGTAGAGTCGATCGACGAAGCCAAGTTCGCCTTCCAAGAGCGAATGTTCGAGCGAATCATGGATCGGATTGATTCTCTGCTGGATAGGTTCACGACTATGCTCGGCCCCGGCGGCGCGTTGGACCAGACACGACTACCACCCACGCCGGCCGAGCCGAAGAGCAGGTTCGACATCAACGCTCTACTGCCGCTGATCCCCGGCCTGGCGCCTGAGCAGAAGGCGTTCATCGAGGCGGCGCTGCAAGCTGCGAAGGAGCCGGAGCCGTGATGGTTTGCAAGGTAGGTGCCTGCGCCTGGATGAGCACTGATCCCTTGATGCACTACGGGTCGGCCGCGATGATCGAAGCGTGGCGCGATCTATATGACGACCACAAGGCGGACTGGTGCGAATGATGGACGCCCCACAGAGACCTGAGCCGCTCTTCCAAGCCATATGGGTATTGTGGGCGGTCGCGTTCGTGGCGATGGAGTTCTACTGCGCGGGTCGGCCGGAACGATGGGATACGCTGACCGAGACGACGTGCTGGTGGACGAGCTTGCACTGGACCTTCAAGATCGGCCTGAGCTTGTTCTGGTTATGGTTGGCGTTGCACATGCTCTCGCGGTACTGGGGGCGACCGATCCTGTGACAGACGGCGGCTTGAGGTCGTAAACTGACGATGGAATTGTCAAGGGCAATGTGCGGGTCTGGCTACCGACAAATGACGGGGATGGTTGCGGTCCCCTACACCGCAATGGGCCGTAGACCTACCGCAGCCCTAGCCAGGCTGCTTCAAGCCGCCTTCTTTTTGTCCACGACCGGCTGCACGGTCCACAACCACCACGACATTTACATCGGGTTCGGTAACGTGAGACAAGGGCCAGACAATGCGACCGGGCGCAGCGTCACGCCACCGACGGACGGTCCGTCGGCCGCCGCGCCCGATGATCTTCCGAATAGGCTTTACCCACTTGGCGGCGCGGTCGCTTTCCACCTCTTTCCCGGCCGCGCTGCCATCCCTTGATTGCAATCGGGGCCGACGATGGCGCGAAGAGGTACGGGCGTAAGTTTCGGGGCTAAAGCCCGCCAGGATGCCCCAGGCCAGTACGCGCCGGAGGCGCCCCACAGAATACGTCGATTGAATGGAGTAGTTGCCGCCAATGTCTGGCGCGGTTCTAAAAGTGGGGGCAGGCGGTGATCGCCAAGGAATCGCCACGGATGGCGGCCCACGAACCGCGCCGCTGTTGCAGTCGGGCTACGGACAGGCTGCGCCTGACCGGGGGCGAGTTGGATTCTCGCACGTGGCCCCAAGCTCCGGTCGGGCGAGAGTTCGACCGGAGCAATGTCGGATAGCTGGGGGCGTACCCCGGCGAGCGCCACACCGTCGCCCGTTCGTCTTAACCGTACCGGGCGGGCGACGGTGCTTAAAGGGGACGACCATGACGAGCATTCTGCCGTCTGGGGTAGATCGATGGCGAGCCAAGCGCAATGGGAAACGACGGTACGTAGGACAAATCATACGTTTCGGAAGTCCAAAACGAATGGTTATCGCAGAAGTGTACGGCAACACGCTTAGAGAAATGAGCCGCAGAAAACGTGCCGTTTGGGTAGCACTGAGAGATATTGAAGATGATCCACCCGGCCGACGTAATGATCTGTGATGTATACGACCCCGCTGGCAGTTGGGATTACGCCGTCGGGCAGCGACGGATTATCCGGTTCCGCGAGCGGAAACAGTACGCGCGCGTCGTCGCTATCGGCGAAGTCCGCGACGGGTGCACCGTCGAGCTCGACACCGGCGAGCACTATCACCTTGTGCGAGAGCGGAAGTGGAAGGAGTTAGTGGGATGATAAATTGGTGTAGAGCTTGCGACGGAAGAGGTCGCCTCTGGTCTCGACCGTGCGTAGCGTGCGAAAGACGACGAGTGCATGACTTCTGAATCCGCCGCCGTCCGCGAAGAGCTGCGCCGCCGAGCCGAGCACTCGGTCATCAACCTCGTAAAGCGCGTCGCGTCGTATAACTGCGCCTGTCACGCGGGCGGTAAGCCGGAAGCGAAGCGCATCTGCGCTGCGTGCGAAGCAGACATTGTCTGGACCCGCATCGTCGAATATCACCTACTCGGATACGAGCCGGGCAAGGTGGTAGAATGAGACTTGTACTCGACACACAATCTGCGAATGAGAGTCCTCCGCCTATTCAGCGACTCCGGTCGTGCCGCAAGTCGGCCGGGCGATAATCGTATTCGACGCTCCGCTATTGAACCAGCTATAATGTTGACGTGAGACGAGATGCCCAATCAGGGAGCAACGGACAGCCCAAGGGCAACAGAAAGGCCCGCAGCCGCAACGATCGCACGGCTGCCGAGGCGGACCTCCGCATGTCACACTACGCCAGCATCTCGGCGGCCGAGTGGGAAGACATGGGAGGGATCAACCAGATGCTACGCAAACGGCACGAGAAGCTGTACGGCGTTCCGATTGCAACGGCGACGATCAGTCTCGGCGCCGTCATTCGCTGGCTTCATTCGTTCCTGTCCGACCTATCCGCCGGCAAGCGAAGCTACAACAAGGAAGAGGACACCGAACTATCGAAGCTCCGCGGCGTCAAAACGAAGCTCGAAGAGCTCAAGCTGGAACGGGAGTTGGGTATGACCATCCCGCGCGAACAGGTCCACCACACGATCACTCGCGTCGCCTCCATTCTCCGCCGCTGCGGCGGGAAGCTGCGCGAGAAGTTCGGCGACGACGCCGCCGATATACTAAATGACGCACTGGACGAAATTGATGAGGAAGCCAAAGAATGATCCTGTTCAGAATTAGTTGGTTTAAAGGCGAACAAGAACATGGCATTGAAGACGCCAGCTCGACCAACGAAGAAGAGGCCGCGGAGGAAACCAGAGCAATACTAGGCAACAAAGCCCCCCCCGTGGTGTGTGTTGAGCGCATAGACCGAGACATCTTAGATTACTACGATGCGCAGGCAGTGTGCGTTCCAGGAGTGCGAGGGTTGCTGGACCCTTTGCCTCCACCCTTCGCCTCCGCAAGTTGAGTCGGACGATTATGAGAGTCCTGTCTCTATTCGGCAGCATTGGTGGCCTGGACCTCGGCCTCGAATGGGCAGGGATGACGACGGTCGGGCAGGTGGAGATCAACCCCATCCGCCGCGAGTGGCTCGAAGATCACTGGCCAGGGCTGTGGCGGTGGGACGACATTACGACGCTGAACCCCGCCGATTGTCCGGCGTGCGACCTGATCGCTGGGGGCTTCCCCTGCCAGGACGTGAGCTGCGCGGGCAAGGGCGCCGGACTGGACGGCGAAAGGTCTGGGCTGTGGCGTGAAATGCGACGAATCATCGACACTGTTCGACCCCGTTGGATCGTTGCTGAGAACGTCCCTGCTATCCGCACTCGCGGAGCTGACCGCGTCATCGGCGATCTGGAAGCACTCGGTTACGCCGTCTGGCCGCTCGTGGTGGGTGCTGACGACGTTGGGGCGCCGCACAGGCGGAAGCGGGTCTTCTTTGTGGCCCACGGCGAACTGCATGGACGGCGAGCGTGCGGCGGAGTCGAAGGCGACCAAGGACTCGCGGGGCAGCGGGGGCGTGAACCTGCGGGAAGCGTGCAACTGGCCGGAGGCGTTGGGCACGCTGACGGGTGTGGCAAGATGGGCGACGCCGACGAAGATGGACGGCGGGGCGATCTCTCGCGGGGGAGACCGCAAGTCGGAACTGCTGCTCGGTGGCCAAGTCCACCAAGGTGCGAACAGCACGAATGGGAAGCCCCGCGGCTCACTCAATTTCGAGTGGGTGAGCCAACTTCAGGGTCTCCCGCGCGACTGGTTGATATCGTCCAACAGTGTACTGATTGGGACGATGCTCAAGCCCAGGCGTGGGCGTCGCGGAACAAAGTGAGGATCGACCGCGCGCACAACCGCGAAGCTCTCCGCGCTTTGGACGATTCGGTCGTCCCCCAAGTCGCCTACGTGATCGGCCGGGCGATACTGGCCGTGGAAGGTAAACCGTGATCCTCTTCGGGCACGTACTAGACAACCTGGCGACGCTCCCGGAGCACAGCGCGCATTGCTGCGTCACGTCGCCGCCGTACTGGGGCCTGCGCGACTACAAGATCGAGCCGGTGACGTGGGGCGGCGACCCAAAGTGCGAGCACGAATGGGGGGAGGAGCACGGTAGGCGGATGCGCGACGTCCAGCACCTTGATCGATCGCCTGGCGGCGGCAAGAAGGCCAGCGGCACGAATCACAGCACTGCGGGCGGCTCCTTCTGCCGCTGCGGCGCATGGCGCGGGTCGCTCGGCTTGGAGCCGACGCCGGAGCTTTTCGTCGAGCACGTCGTCGAGGTCTTCCGCGCCGTCCGGCGCGTGCTGCGCGACGACGGCACGCTCTGGCTGAACCTGGGTGACTCCTACGGCTCTGGCACCGCGAAGGGACGACAGACGTCACAAACAGGGAAGCACGGCTACTGGGAGAATCCAGCCATCCACCTACGCAACGGCCTAGCGGCGAAGCAGTTGCTCGGTATCCCCTGGCGCGTCGCCTTCGCGTTACAAGCCGACGGCTGGTATCTGCGGAGCGATATCATCTGGGCCAAGGGCCGCTCAGGCGACATCGACGAGAGCGGGCCGGGCAACCCTATGCCGCAATCGACGAGGGACCGCCCAACATCGGCCCACGAACACGTGTTTCTACTGAGCAAGCGGCGACGGTACTTCTACGACGCCGAGGCGGTGCGGGAGAAGGCCGAGTATGGCCGAAGCGTCGAAGTGGGAGCGCTTCCCGGGGGCAGGGCAGAGAAAGCTGGCGTAGTCGAACGTACCGTATCTCGAACGATTCCAGGGGACGGCAACTCCCGCAATCTCCGCGATGTATGGCTCATCAATCCGGCGGGCTTCCCCGGGAACCACTTCGCCACCTACCCCCTGAAGCTGGTCGAGCCGTGTATCAAGGCGGGCACGGGCGATCGCGGTTGCTGCCCGGCGTGCAGCGCGCCGTGGCGGCGGGTGGTGGAACGGACCCGCGTGCCAACGCGCTCAGGGACGAACACGAAGGTGCGGGCCCCGAGCGGTTGGGATCTCCGCGTGGGCGCACACGGCAGGAACGACTTCGACGGCCGCCGAGACTCCGCCGAGATCGGCAACCGGGACGAGTATCGACACATCACCAAAACGACGACGCTCGGCTGGAAGCCGTCCTGCAAGTGCGAGGCTGGTGACGCCGTTCCGTGCGTCGTCTTGGACCCGTTCCTTGGCGCAGGCACGACGGGGCTGGTCGCGCGGCGTCTGGGACGTAACTTCATCGGCATCGAGATCAACCCGAAGTACGCGACGATGGCAGAGAAGCGGATCGTCGAAGACGCCCCGCTGTTCAACGCCCCGGAGGTCCGCTGGGAGGCCCGCTTAAAGGCCCGCTTGAAGGCCCAGCAATGCTGACCCGTCCGATGTTGAACGACATTGTGGCCAAAGGAACTGATACGAAATCGAGGAAGAAGCGAAACGATGAAGGACCAATACTTGGGAGATGGCGTCTATGCGTCTTACGACGGATATCACGGTTAGCTTGACTTGCGCGAGCAAGACGACACGACGCGGATCGCGATGGAGCCGCCCGTAATAAACAGATTGCTTCGTTATATTGAGCAACTTCGACTCACCGTAAACCGTGCTGTAGTCGAGGCCGATTCCACGTGACCACCGCCCTCGCCGACCATCCCGCAATGCACGAAGAACTTCGTTGGCTTACCACCAACGCGAGGCCGCCAAAGCTGCGCAGTCTGCTTCAGTTCGCGGAAGAAGAGATCAGGCTGCCTCGCGGACCATACCGCGCCGAGCGCTTCCGAGGTCGCACACAGCCGTGGATGATCCTCGCATTTGACCTGCTCGACTCCATGTCTCAGAACGGATGGAAGCGCGCGTTCCTCGTCGGCCCGCCACAAAGCGCCAAGACCTTCATCATCGTCGTTTACACGCTACACTGCCTGTTCGAGCGTGGCGAGACGGTCATCTTCGCCGGCCGAGACATCGACATGTGCAAGGAGAAGTGGCGCAATGACCTCTCCCCGGTCATCAAGACCACACGATTCGAGGAGTACATGCCCGCGACGGGAAAAGGCAGCCGCGGCGGCGACACCGACGAGATCGCCTTTGAGAACGGCGCCAACCTGAAGTTCATGGGCGGCGCCGGCGGAACTATCCAGCAAGCCGCCTACACCGCCCGGTACGTCGTTTGCACGGAGATCGACAAGTGGCCGGCTGCGACCCCAGGCGAGGCCGACCCGCTCAGCCTGATAGAGAAACGCACAGACGCCTACGGCGACGCCGGTGTCATCATCGGCGAGTGCACCGTCACCGAGCCGCAGGGGCGAATTTGGAGCGAGTACGCGCGCGGCACGGCCACGAAGATCGTCGTCCCGTGCCAGCGTTGCGGAGAGTGGGTCAGCCCATCCCGCGATCACCTGCGCGGCTGGAACGACGCCATCGACGAGATTGAAGCCCGCCGCGCAGCCTTCCACTGCCCCGCGTGCGATACGCCGTGGACCGACCGGGATCGTTTCGAGGCCAACCACAAGTGCCGATTCGTTCATCGGCTGCGAACGTCAGACCACCAAGAAGTCACGCGAGCCGTTCACGGTCAGACGGACCACGCAGAAGTCTGGCAACATCTCACGAAAGACGGCGAAGTCGTTGGCGACGCCGTTCGAACGCGAACGCTCAGTTTCCGCTGGTCGGCGTTCAACAACATGTTCTGGGCGCAAGGGGCCATCGGACAGGACGAGTGGGCGGCGTCAAGGCGCAACGACGAGGACGAGGCCGCGAAAGACATGCTCCAAGGCCGATGGGCGATTCCGTACACGCCGCCGGAGATCGACCTGGCCGCGTTGAACCCGGACGCCCTCGAGCGCAAGTGCCTGCCATTCGGCCAAGGTTTCGTCCCGCCGTGGACCGACGTGCTCGCCGTCGGCATTGACCTGGGTCTGGACTACGGCCATGCCGTGACCGCCGCTTTCAGGCTCGACGGCACATCTCACGTCGTCAACTACGAGCGCATCGACGTACCAGGCCGCGACATCGGACCCGAACGCGGCATCAATGCAGCACTGGCCGCCTACAAAGACGTGTGCGACGCCGGCTGGTCGATGGAAGGCGGCTGCCGCAAGCCCGATGTCGTGGTTGTGGACTGCGGCTGGGAGACCGAGACGGTGTATCGGTCATGCCGGCCGCTCGGCTTCGTTCCTCTTATGGGCTGGGGCGCAGGCCAGTTCCTCAAGCAAAACCGCACCTACCGACACCCGTCGAAGACACAAGGCGCCGTCACCTGGCGGGGAGTCAACTGCCATCAGCGCAAGGTGACGCTCATCGGAGGAGGCGGATACTTCCGCATCGACGCCGACGCCGACTTCTGGAAATCGTGGGTTCACGCGAGGTTGGGGACTCCGATCGGACAGCCAACCTCCATGACCTTGTATCAGTGCGTGCCCGGCAAGGCGCGGCGAACGTTCGTGTTGCACCTGAGCGCCGAACGGAAAAGGCAAGCATGGATTCCAGGCCGGGGAACGGTTATCGTGTGGGAGAGCCTGCGGCGTGGGAATCACTACCTCGACGCCCTGTACTACGCAGCGTGCGGAGCGCACCTGCGCGGCGTTCGAGTGAGCGAGAATCCGATCTCGGCGGTGGCGCCGAAGGTCGAAGCGAGTGAAGAAGTAAAGGCCGCGGTCGAGACGATCCAGAGTAGGGCGTCACGGTCGTCCGCGAGCAGACCTTATATTTTGAGCGGGAGATGACGTGGCCAAGGATAGGCAAGACACGATTTCGCCAGTGATGGGAAACACGACATTGACGGGAGCAACGACGTCGTCATCGACCAAGATGACGATCGTCCCTTCCAGGTCCGGGATCATCAACGTCATGGTGACGATCCCCGTGAAGATCGCAGACGCCTTCCGGCCCATGCACGCGCCGGTGCTGAACTACAGGTGCCAACCGGGAGCGGAAGCGATCGCGTTGACCATGATGCAGCGAGGACTCCAAGACTCAGATTGCCGAACGGCGGTCAACGGCGAGTCCGGCGGAACGCGCACGATGTACCAGCGCACGGACGTGATGCGGTACATTCTCAATCAGGTGCTCGCCGACGACGCCATCGCGGAAGCAGTGAAGGAGGCGAACAAGTGAACGACGATGTCGTCAAGATGTTGGAGTGCATCCACGACAAAAACGCCAAAGCCGTTGCAGTAGTCCAAGCTGCCGGTGGAAGCGGCTTCCTCGTGGACCACACTATCGTCACCAACCGAATGCTCGCCGAGGTACTCCTGTGGATTGGATTAGACGAGGTAGCGCGGATGGAGCGCAAAATGGCGGCGTCGGTAAACTGAATCACTCACCGCATTGTCGGCGAGCCTCGTCTTCGGTTTTGACAACGCAGTCCAAGCAGATGTAAATGGGCGAGCAACAACTGCCCATCTGTTTAACCAGTGCAGCCGCGACCGCCTGATTGCAGAAAGAACAAGTCACAGTTCGTGCAACAGTCGCACGAGAGAGAGCCCCCAAAGCAACCTCCACGGCGCCCCCGCCAAAACGAGGATCGGCCGCTCTGGCAGCGTAGGCTCGCGCCAAGAGGGCATCATTCATGGCGCACAGTCTGGACCGGGCAATGTCCCATCCCACGCACACCCGAAGTAGAATGGTTCCTGCTCGGGCAAGTCCATTGGCGGGTAAAGACCGGTATCGTCGGTCGGACTGACTCTCATAGACGGATAAGCCAGCCACGAGAAACCGCCGTCAATAAGCGGCGGCGGATCAATCAGCGTAACGCACGGCGACCAGTTGATCGCCGCCGAGGGATAGTGCGTGTCCACCGGGTACGGATCAGTGTGCTGAGTGAAGACGAACAGCGTGCTCGACGGCTTGAAACCCGGCGGTAAGGTCTCGTCGTAGAAGTTCTCGATGCTGACCTCGGTCGCGAAGTCGTAGTGGGTTGCCGTGCCGGTCAACTGATACGTCACGCTCGGATAGTTGACGATCGGACCGGTCTGGCAACTTGCCCAGCGGTGTTGAGGGTAATACCTGGAAAAGAAGGCGTTGTTTTTAGACAGAATCAGACGAGCGCGATATCCGCCTTGTCCTCGCGGATCAATGAACGTGTACTTGTATCGCGGCTGCCCATTGAAGTACAGATACAGCGGACTCGGCATGTTGAAGAACGCGACCTGCCACGGCACGCGCTGATAGCCGTCCTCTCCGTAGCCGCCGGGCACGGCGTCGTAGCAAACACACTCGGGCTTCTGTCCGGCCGGTCCGGCGTCGGAGTCGAACGAGAAGCAGCTCGGCACGATGATCTGTGAACCAGAACCAGGACGCTCTAACGTCATCCAGAAATGATGCCCATTCTGTGCAGCGCGCTCCATCTGACCGCGATAAAGGACTTCTTCGCCACAACACCTAAGCGCGAACAGACGGTGATGTCCTGTATCCGTTTGCGGTTCACTGTGTGGATATAGATGGATGTCTCGATACAGTACGCCGGTCGGAGCACAGCACTTATCGCGCTGATCACCTACCCCCGACCAATAGAACGGCGTCCCCGGTATCCACCAATCAGGCAAACACGTTGCGGGAGGTGGTTCTGCAACCTCGACTCTGGCGCCGACGAATGGACGGAAGTAGCACGGTTCGTCGCCGGCAACGCCTATGGGAAGCATCGGCGATGGAACAGTCACCTCCATCAAGCTCCAGGAACCAGACATCCTGGAGCAATCTGCGTACCAGGAGCAAGGTTCGGACCCACATAAGGCGTCACCACGAACTTGAGAACAAGCTGGCCGCTTACGGTCTGCATTTCGTGGACCACGTCCAAGGCCGATAACGGCGAACCGTCCTTTGTATCCGTCGCTTGCGTTTTCTCCCTTAGAAACGTCGTATAGGAAGCCTTGGGCCAGGGAATCACGTCAATCTCAGAATCGGAGAACTGCCATTGTAGAAGATCAACGTCATACTTGACGGCCTTCACTTTTAAAGACTCGGCGCCCGGCGTGTCGGTAACGGCGGTCACGACAACGGCCGTACCGCCGCCCGCTCCACCCCGCGGCTTCGCCGCCGTGACCAACGTCGACCCCCCGCGGGCGCGAGAGTGGTACGACTCTCGCCGTCGCCGGGCCCCGTCGGCCAATGCTTCGGAGATCGTTCGATTCATTCCGCCCACCCCGCCTGGATCGTCGTGTTTCCGCCGCGACCCGCCCGCCATGTGACACCCGTAATCGGCCCGCCGACGTAGTGGATCACGCTGCGGTCCTTGATGACGCCGAGTATCTGCCCCAACAGTCCGTGCACCAAGGCGTAGCCCTTGAGCGAGATGTCGGCGCGGGAGCGATCGAAGCCGTATCGGGCAATCGCGCCGGCCATCGGCAGATACAGCTTTTCAACGTCGTTGCGAAGAATGAGCGACGAGCTGCCGGTGTACAAGGGGTCGCCCTCCGGGCTTACCCCCCAGATCGTGAACGGCGCAACGATCCAGACCTCGCAGTCAGGAACTTCGATCAACTTCTCACTGCGCACTTTGTCGTCGGCGACGAACTGAGCGACCAGCTCGATCCGTTGGTCGGTCTCGATGGCGATCGTGGCCGTCATGCCGACGTAGGAGAACTCCGCGGGAATGGTCGTGTTGCCGGTGAACACGTCCAAAGCGATTTCGTGGTTGATTCTGCCCGTGAGAACGACGCCCCAATCGTCGTTCGGAGTGCGGACGTGAACGCCCTTGACATCTCCACTCTGAGTTATCATGGCACCGGCGTCCATCCAAGGCCCCACGCCGTTCGGTTCGGCGGAGATGAGCACGAACGGAGCCTTGGACTCCGGGTTCACGCCGGCGGGGTTCTTGTTCACAATGTCATTGTTGGTGTACTCGTAGCCTTCCAACAGCGGAATCCAGTGCAGCGTGCGACGCACTTCGTTCTGGAATTGAGCTATCTCGACTTCCTGGAGCTCACCCAATTCGTTGAACACCGGAGCGAAGTGTTTCCTGTGAATGAAGTCAATGTTAAAGTCCACGGGGGCGCCGAACTTGCTGTATACGGCCGCGAACCGATCGGTCTGCCGAGCGGCGTCGAGTTCCTTCAGGGTTGCGCCGGGATCATCCAACGGCTCGGCATACTCTGCTTCCTGTTCAGGCGTCCATTTTTCTTCCAGGTCCAGTCCGTGATAGAGCGTCGTACAAGCCACGATCCGAGCGCCGACGACGCGAATGCGATCGAAGACGTTTCGCGACGACCGCGTAATCGTCGGCCGCTCTTCAACGTCGGCGCCGAGAACAAAGTCGGTCTGATTCGCGTTGGCCGGCAAGGTCTCGCCTTTCACCGTGATCTCGTTCGGCAAGATGGAGTAGACAAAGACCTCGAAGGAGTCCACCGGCGTCGATCCGGTTCCGAACACCGGCTTGACCATGAACTCCATCCCTATACCAGGATGGACCAAGCGACGAATCACGTCGTGCGCCGTTTCGACGTCTGCCATGCGCACGAAATCGCGCATGTCAAGCAAGGCGCCATAGGCGCCGCCCTCGCCGCCGAAGCTGAACTTTGGAAGAGCGTCGCCGTTCTTACACAAGCCGAGGACATAAACAATGAACTCACGCCGCGACCAGAACTCGCTGCTGGAAGATGCCTCATAGATGAATCTCTCAAACGTCGGATCGCCCGGCGCCGGCACGAGCACGCTTGACCGATTGCCCATGCGCAGGTGGCGCTCATCCACGAAGTTCATGTCCGGCACCCAGTCGATCTCCTGCTCGACCGCAGCCGTGGGCGACGGATCGCGTTGCACCAGCCACCGTGATCGCGAGATGTCGATCTTCCGCAAGAGGTGTGCGCCGTCGAATGCGATGAACCGCTGCCAGCCGGCGCCGCTTAGTGAGGCGTCGTCTTCCGCCACGGCGTTCGGATTGTCGATCTGCTCGTCGATGACACCCATCCAAACGGGGGTGATGACGCCGGCCTCGTCGAAGACGAACATCTTGATGTACCAGCCGGTGTAGTCCCGCGGCGAGCTAGCCCGAAACCCAGCCTCCCACTCTTTCTTCACTCCGCTTGCGGCCGCCGGCGGAATGCTGACGGCGGAAGAGTAGACCCGCCGAACGTGAAGTTCACCGATCTGATCACCACGCCCACTCCACGTACAGCTTTCGAGCTCGATGTAGGTGTCGTAGGTGCCCGACGACCCGCCGGCACCGTCGGCCCACGGATCGCTCCACTTCTCCCGAACCTGGAAAAGCGGGGCGAGCAGGCGCGGAACTGTCCCGGCCGCCGTTGGGGCGGGCGACGATGCTTGTCCCGATCCGGTTCCGGCACTCATTGCGGGAATCTACCGGGGAAACGATTGATCTGGGCCGGCGCCGACGGCCCCGTCGCGTCCGCCGTCGTCGTCAGCACCGTCGAGCCTTCGCTATACCGCTGTGTCACGCCATCCAGCCGCCGCGTCTGAACCCGCGCCTTCACGGTCGTTCCGTGGGCTTGCGCGGGCAGATTGTATTCGAGTACGGCGAGGACGCCGGCGGGAATCGTCACGGTGTCCGTCGGCGTCACCGCAGGCGGCGTGCCCGGCGTCGAACTGTTCGTAGTGTACGTGATCGCCCATTCAGTTGCCCGAAGCGCCCCAGCCTGCAAGTAGACGCCCATGACGCGGACGACGCCGCCGGCGAGCTGGACCAGTCGGGCATCGCCGGGGGCATTAGGGGGTGCATTGATCTGCAAAGCAGCGGACACGTCCAGCCGCAGGGCCGTTTCGCCGTTCGGGCCGATGGCCAAGAAGCCGCTGCCGATGACGCCGTTGAAGAAGTCCATCGAGATGAACCACGCCGCATCGCCGAACGTCGTCGCCGGCGTCGCGGGGAGCGTGGCGCTGGTCGCGTAGGGAACATCGGCTTCCGTCGGCGGCGCGCCGTTGGTCCGGTAGAAGCGATAAACGGCGTTGTTGAACACCCGGTACTCGCCGCGGCCGTCGTGGTAATACTTCGTTCGGCGAGGTCCGGTTTCGGAGCGAATGCGGCGCGTTTCCAAGAGGTCTTCCAGCTCCATCGCCACAGCTCGTCCCCGCGACCGCGGAGGCGTTCCACGAGTCGCCTGCTCGACCACGAGCATCCCCGCCGCGTTACCGATCCGGCGACGACTCGGTGAGTCCGCTTCCTCGTCGTCAACCGTGCGCCGTCTCGACGTGGACGCGAAAAGAAGCTCGCTCTCCGTCTGCGTTTTCCCGGCGAACGAACCGTACCGCCGAGTCGGAACCGCGCAGGGATTAGTCTGGGTGATCTTCATGCGTCAGACCCCCGTGAAGGTGTCTCCACTGACCGGGGCGGTAGTCAGTGCCGTAACCGTGAGGACGCCGCCCGCCGTGGAAGCAGTGATGTCCGTGGCCTGCCCACGCAGATTGACGGTCGTCGTGGTCTCATCGAAGATGACGATCCGCCCCTTGAACTGATCCGTTACCGCAGCCGCCGGATCGAGGCTTGATGTAACGATACTCGTCGTGCTGGACGCCGCACCGACCGTGCCCTTGATGATGGTTCTGGCGCTGCGCTCCAGCCGCGACACTGGACTGGTGTTGTTGTTGATCGCCTGAACGTCACTACTCATTCGACCGCCGCTAAGAGCGGCCGGGAGTCGAGTCTGAATATTGTCAGTGTCGGCCTGGACGGTAGCTAGGGCAGCGCTTGTGGCGAGACCGACTTGGATTTCGGTCACGGCGTCAGCGGCGAGTTCGGAGGCCCCGATGGCATCCGGCGCGATCTTCGCCGCCGTGATGGCATCCGCAGCGATCGCAGCCGCGTCGATCGCACCGGCGGCGAACTTGGCCGCCGTAATCGCCCCGGTTGCAATGGCCGCCGCGTCAATGGCTCCGGCCGCGAATGAGGCAGCGGCAATCCCTCCTACCGCTGGGTTGGCAGTAAGCGTTTCCGTGACGTTGAATGCGGCATTGTCGATCGCCCCCGCTCCGAACGAGGCAGCGGTAATCCCGCCGGCCGCCGGGTTCGCAGTCAGCGTCTCTGTAACGTTAAAGGCCGCGTTGTCGATCGCGCCGGCCGCGAAACTCCCCGCCACGACTGCTCCCGTACCGACGACCTGAGCGTTGGCGTTCACGCGGCCGGAGATGAGGGCGTTGACGGCCGACCCATCCCACAACTCCACATCCGACCGGGCCGCCAGAAGAATCTCGTAGGTCTGGGTGGCCACCGCCTGAGTCGTCGCCGGAGCGAAAGTAAAGGTCGCGGCATCGAATGCAGTGATAAGTCGAACCTGGCCGCTGATCGTCCCGCTGGTAAAGAGAAGCAGACACCCCTTCCAGTAATCCGTGTCGGCCTCGGTTCTCGCGGCGTCCACCATCGTCGTCGTCGAGCCGGAGTCCGCTGTACCACTGACCAACGATCTGATCTTGGTCACGGCGTCGGTTGCCAGAGCGTCGGCGTCGATCGCCCCCGTGGCCACGGCTGCCGCCGTGATCACTCCCGCAGCCATCGCCCCCACACTGGCGTCGATGCGACCGGAGACCAGAGCAGCGGGGAGCCGCGCCTGGATGTCATTGGTGTCGGCCTGAATGGAGGCCGTCTCCGTCTTGATCGTGTCCAACGTCGCCGTCGTCGCGGCCCCGGCGACGTGGGTGATGTCAACCTCTGGAACCCCGGCTACCGTAGGCGTTGCCGCCGCCGTGCCGAGCCAGCGCACCACGTTTCCGTCGATCATGCCGTTGGCTGGCTGGTTGATCTGACCCGCCCCCGTTCCGCGCGTGTACAGCCCCCCGGCAGCTTCCGCCGCGACGTTCGGGATCGCTCCGCCGGTGGTGGCGAAGAGGGCATCGTACAGTGCAGCATTCAGAACCATGAACTCGTGAAATACCGGAACATGATTCGCGGCATCTGTGATTGACAGGAACATCCTACCCAGACGGTTCACATCCGCTGCCGCCAATTCCATCTGCATCAGACCAGCATCGCCGCCGGTGATGTAGTTCAGGTCGTTCGCCGTCGCCGCTGTGGCTCCGGTGATGTTGTCCAGGATCAGCGTCGGCGCAGCACCGTCGTCGGTATCCGCCGTCAACGTGATGCGCTCATTGGTGATGGTCAGGGCGTTCTCGATGGTCACGCCGTCCGTCTTGTCATAGAACGGGCCGACTGTGATGATAACCGCCGTGTTTTTCCGCAGAAAGCGCATATCAATCTCGCCTCCGTCGATATTGACTCATCACCACCGGAACCACGGACTGTGACGACTGAAAGGTCAGGTTCTCCGCAAACTCGAACCAGCCGTTGAACGTCGATCCGGTCTCTGTGTCGTTTTCCGCCAAATCGGACGCCTGGTCGTCGCCCATGCGCAGTGTGCCGTTGTGGCCGTTCACGCCGCCAGCCGCAGTGGCCAAGCCGCCGATGCCGAGCTCAAGAACGAGACGATCACCCTCCTCCAGGACGGCCAAAATGACCGTTCCTGAGTCTCCACGATTGACGATGCTGGTCGTGAGCTCCAAGCCATCGCGCCGGATTGCGACAAGCGTTTCCTTGATGGTCGTGCCGTCATTGGAGCACACGAACAATTTCCAAGTCAGCGAGCAATTGTTGCCGGCGTTCGACTCGCTACCCTGGACCTGTATCTTGACCGTCTGCCCGATGATGGTCTGCGCGGTCAGCGGATCGCTGACGAACTGAAAGAAGTGAGAGTCCTTGTCAGTGTGATCATCGGCGGCATCGGGCGAGTAAGCCTGGTTGGCCATCGCCGTGCTGCTCTTGGTGGTTTTGGTCGGACGCCGCGTAGTTTGAACGTGCTCCCACTCGGCGCTGATCGCCGGTGACGCCGGGGCCGTGCCGGAAGACGGAAGGTAGAATCGCGTCGCCATTCTACTAGAACTGCTCGTACTCCAACGTGATCGTCACCGGGGCCGCATTGACCGTTGAGACCCGCGGCGACACCAGCACGCCGAGGAGCATGTCGCGGTCGATCGTCGGAGCATCCACGGACGACCACGCCTCGTCGATCTTGCCGCCGATGGCGTTGAACTCGCCCTCGAACAACGGCTTGGTGTCGTAGACGGTCGGCTCCACGGTGAACGTGTGGCCGCCGGTGATAACCGTGGCCAGCGACGCGGAATCCTTTTTGGCCATGTTCGCAGCCGAGATCGCCGTGCTCGTTCCGGCGCCGCCGGCGGACACGTCGGACACACGGTTGAGCTTGACGGCGATATTGCCGTTCACCGGTGCGTCCATCGAACCCGCGACTGCCAATCGGCGCAGCCGCGCACGATGACCCGCCGTGTCGGCCGAGATGATCGCCAGCATCGTCACGAACGTGTCCGGCGTACTGCCGATCACCACGTTGCTGATTGAACAGACGTATCGACTCATTCGATGACCTCCCAAGAAAAGATCAGGTGATTGATGACATCGGGATCGCTCGCCGCCGCGGCACCGATCGTTCGTCTCACGTGAAGGGCGTCCGCCTGGCCGGAGACGATATCGCCGAGCAGAACAACATCCGCGTGGGTCTCAGAAGTCGGCTGGACCCAGACCGCGCCGTCGGCGCCGATGTTGAGCTCACCGAAGCCCTCGACGGTCGGGTCGAGCCACGCCTTCACGTTGAAGATCGGGTAGGCTGCGTCGTTGGCGACGGTCAGGACGTAGGCGAGCACGTTGCCCACCGCCGCCTGGGCGGCGGTCACGTCGGCCTGGGCTACGGCGTTGTTATATACGTCCCGCAGGTGAACCCGAACACTTTGCGGAGCAAACAACATGAACGCCATATACGCCTGCACGCGAAGCCACTTGTCGGGGTCGGCGCCGTCTTCCAGGAGATAGTCGCCGTCGGCGAAGATGTAGACGACTGAACCCCAATACGCAGAACCGGGCGCCTTCCAACTCAGGTAGCGACCCGCGGAACCGGTGATGCGGAGGTCGCCCTTGCCGGGTCCATTGCGGCCGGCGGCAGCGAGAATCTTGATCCCCGGCAGCGTGCCGAGATAGTCGAGGTGAACAACGACCCCCCCCGTGGTCGTCTTAATTCGCACGGCGTCGCCCCGCCGGCCATCGAGAACCAGCGACGCGATCGACGTGCGACCGAGCACGCGGTCGTAGCGGCGTCTGTTCGTCAGCGGCCTGTTCGCCGGATTGACGAACGCCGGCTTCAACGGCCGTGAAAACGGTCTGTCGCGGACCGGCGGTGGAAACTGGATCGGCATCTAGTTCACTACGTCAACGCGATAGTTGTGGACCGTGAACGATCCCGTGGCTACCGTCTGAGTAAAGAACACATCAATAATGCTCTGCGCCGTGTTGTCCATGCCGGCCCCCACCGCGGGCGTGCCGACCGGAACGTTGAGGAACCCGTTGCCGCCGACGCTGGGCAGCGGCGCGGCGATGATCGCCTCGGACGCGAACCAGGCGCTGGGGAAGAACGTCGTGGACGTTCCGGCGCCGACCGCTCGGCAGACGAGCAGGCAGTCGAAGTACCACGGCACGGTCGTTTTTGCGACGACGTTCAGGTTGAGGGCCAATGTGTCGAAAACGATGGTCGTACCAGCCGCGCCAAGGCAGATGTCCAGCCGAGCGGTCCCCGGCGTCGTGATGACACACGAGATGCGCCCGGCCATTTGGATGCGGATGCCCCGGCCGATGTAGAAGAAGTTGCTCGGCATGGTGAGTCGGTTCGCCGTCGGGATGCAGGATGCCCTGGCCGCCGCAGTGAGCGTCGGGCCGTCGGTCGAGCCGAGGATGATGTTTTCAATCGCCACAGGAAATCTCCCTTGTTCGCCTGAATCGGTTGCCTACAACCACATCGACCATCAGAGGCAACGGAGTGCCCCATTCCCAGACGATCCGGCCTCCGAAGCCGCCCCCGCCCCGCCGGTGACGCTGGCGCGGCCTTGCCGTGCGTTTCCGGGGGCTTTGTAGCGTTGTGGTCATGCTGCCGCCAGCGTCACTCTCGTCGTCGCCGCCGAGTACGTCGCCGTGAACATCGGTGGATCAGGCCGACGAACCACCCTTACTGTCTCCTTGGCAACGACGGCACCGTCGTTGCCGGCAGCGTCCATCGGAACCACCCGCCACTCATAATCGGTCAGATCGTCCAGCCGCGGAGTCGTCGTCCGATACGACCATTGTCGGACGGCGTGGCGGACGCTGGCGATCTGAATCCAGGGCTCGGCGGCTCGCCGCTGTTCGACGCGGTAGTGGGCGATCGTCGGGTCCGTCGAGGCCACCCACTCGATGACGCGACGGGCGGTGTGTTCGACCGGGGCATTGGCCAAGGCATCGAAGTTGGGGTTGGCGGAGTCCAGGACCTCAACGCGGGCGAAGGCCGTGTCCGGCAAGCTCAGCCAGAACTCGCCCGCGGCCGTGGAGTAGGCGTGAACGCCGTCCACGTACCAGTAGAACTTGAACGGCGCGGTGAGGCTGCTGACCACAACGAATCGCGTCGTGCGCCCATGACGAGTCGAGGTGAAGCTGGTAATGGCCATGACGTTACGGCGGAATCGACGGCTGAAAAACCACCTGACACTCTCCGCGCACGCCCGTGAACGGAACCGAATGACCGGACGCCACGGCGGTTGTGATCCAACACGCCTCCATACGCACGGCGTTCTCCGGGAACTCTTTGACGAGGACGTTGGTATCCGTCGATGCCTGATCCGTCTCCACGTCCGTGTACGTTCCGGCCAGTTTCCGAATCGAGTCGATCCAAGCGAACACGTCATCGACTTCGTCGTACCGCACGAAGGTCAGCGTGTACTCGCCGCCGCCCTTACCGGTTCGCAGCGCGGCGTGGCCGTCGTAGCCTTCCGTGCGCCAAACCTCGACCTGCGCGGACGGCGTGCCGAGCTGTCCTTTCACGAAGTCGCAGACGATTGCTCCGATTCCGGCTGCCATGTCAGCGATCCGCGGTTGTGTCCACCAAGGCCGGTTTTCCAAAAAACGGACGGTAGTTTTTCTCCCGAACAGTCGCCGATTCTTCCTCTCTGACGTTCTTCAACATGGCGACAAGTAAGTCTTTTAAGATGTCGCGCTGCTCTCGCATAAGAGCGACCGTGCTTTCATTAAGCCCACCCCCCTGTGTAGTGGCTGGAATCTCTGCGCCATATCCATACGTACGACCATATACGCCCATAGCGCGAGTCGCTGGTATCACTTTGTCAGGGTCCACAAGATCAATCAAACCTTGAAGTCGCTGAATCGGACTCTCTCTCGATTTTGCAGCCCGCTCCATCCAGCCCTTGAAATCGGCGGACCACTGATCCAAAACGTGGCCCTCGGTCGCCGCCACCTGTTGAAGGGTACTTTCATACCCGGCGATGCCCGTCGCCAGCATAGATGCACGTTGCTGCTCCGGCTTAAACTGAAACCGTTCCAGTGCGGCGGCTTGTGCTCGCTGCGCTACGGCTATTGGCTCGCCAGGCACTTCCTCTCTGGCCCTTAAGTAGTCCACCCCGCGCTGAGCGAAGGTTTCCGCGCTTACATTGAACTGTTCCAGATACGCATCATAATACTTTCGTATCGCCGAGTCTGAATTCGTGAAAAACTCCTCGACGATCGGGCGAGCCTTGCCCTGAACGTTCATCACGTCTAAGAACTCGGCAAGTATTCTCGGCTTAGATGCCAAAAGCGCACTGCGACCCTCGAGTGTTCCTGGGTCTCTCTTGCCGAAGTTCTCTTTCATAAACCTGCCCAGCGAGTTTACGATATCAACCATCGCCTGGCCGGACCGTCTGCCCGATGGGTCGGTCATTACCTGCGAGAAGGCCGAGACTCCTGCCGCAGACTGTTGCCACGAAGTCCCCGTGCCCGGCTGTGACGCAGCCACGATAGCTCCGATGATCTGAGTAGCGTCTTCAACCGAGGTAATGCTGCGGTGTTGGGTGGAGATCGTTTGAAAGACGCCCAGGGCGGCGTCGAGGTTTTCTGCCAACTCCGGCGCCGCCTTAACTAAATCGAGCAGTCCGGCCGCGAAGCCTGGTCCGGCCGTGGGGACGTCGGCGGCGACACGGGAGCTGATCTCGGCCGCCCGTGCAGCCATTGCGGGATTCAACGCACCGGACGCGCCAAGAGCACCGCTGTACATAGCCGCCATCTGGCTCGGCGCGATACCCGTCCGCGCCGAACTGGCCGTAACAGACGCAAACACGCCTTGCTGCTGAGCGCTCGTCAACGTGGACATATTCCGCAGCAACCCCTGATACGCACCGGCGAGGTTCACCACCGCCTTCGCATTCTCGGAGAGCAGCGTCGCTTGCTTCTCCATCGCGGCGAACGTGCCGACGACTGCGGCTTTGACGGAATGGTAGATGCCGACGAGAAGCAGCGCCCGCCGACCAATATCAACGAGGCTCATGGCGTGTTTTTGGGCAGCCTTCGTAGCAGCGATCGTGCTCGGTACGACGACAGCCCCTTGCATCTTGCCAAGCTCTTGTAGTGCGGCTTGTTGGTCCCGAATGGCCGCAGTCTCAGACGTAAGAACGAATTGCCCTCGTTCAAGGGGTATCTGAGGCATGGCCTTGGACTTAGCAAACTGTGTTGCCGCGGCCGCTGCGCTAGCCTGAAACCTCGCCAACTTTTGATGAGCGTCCGCGCCGGCGCGCGAAAGCCGTTGAATTGCAGTGTTCTGCTCTTGTAAAGCATAGGTCCCGGCTCGGAGGCTTTTCGTGTAAGACCCGGCAGACCTGGCCATCCGTTCATGAGTCGCCGTACCAACAGTCCCCGTTTTGTTTATGGCGGTGGCGAGCTTTTCATAATGCACCGACTGTTGGCGGACTGAACGATTCAGTGATTCGGTCGATGCAATCAGTGACGCTATTGCACCGGCGAACTCTACTGTGACTTGTGCGTCCGCCACGTCAGAAAAACCTCACAAGATCGCCCCATCCGGCCGCCAACGCCATCAAGTCGGCGCGGGTTGGACCGTATCCGGGAGCGAGACCTCTTGACCAACGGATGAACTCCTGCCAGCGAGGTCCGCATCGATTTTTTTTTGACGCCATAGGTCCGCGTTATCGAGATCGTTCAACACGCGGACGATCTTGTCGCCCACCAAAAGATCAATCAGGCCGAGAGCGCGTATCTCCTCCACGCCGACGCGGTAGTTGGTCTGCAAGCACACTCTGGCACACTGGATAACTAACTCCGCCATGCGAACGTTGTTGCTGCGCACTTCGTTCGGCGGGTCGTTGATCCGATCCGACAACCTCTGCAACTCAACGTACCTGTCAACCACGCCGACGACGGTGAGGGAGTACCCAGGAATCTCACTGGCAGGATCGTCCGAGGCCACGAAGTCGAGCTTGGGCGGCAGCAGCAACGTGTACTGCACCATCGAGTCATCAACGTCAAAGGCGCGGGCCTTGGGCATCTGCCACAGGTTGCCGTCGCCCAACTCGACGTTCTCGCCCTTGATCTGTTCCGACCGCGCCAGACCGGCCGGCGTCGGCAGCTTCGCGCTCTCCCAGCCCATCCACCAAGGGAACCGCACCGCCTTGACCCAAGTCTGGTTCGTGCCGACGATCCGGCCTTCCGAGGACTCCACAACGTCGCCGACCGCATAGGAAATTGGACCTTGGCCAGCGGTGACGAGGACGCCCTGCCCGCCGGCCGGGCCGTGCTGACACCCGACCTGGGTGACGACGGCGCCGCGTTTCAACCGCTCGAAGGCGTGGCCGAGTCCGGCCTTCAGGAGATCGTCGTCGGACGCCTCGCGCAAGTTCGGGATGAAATACACCATGCCCATTACCAGGCGCTCGTATCAATGAGGACGTTTGGATAGATTTTGATCGGCGGATCCATCGTCGCCGGAGCACCGACGACGATGCTGTTGCACTTCACCATCAAACTCGTCTCGCCGGCCTGAGTCACGCGCCGCCGCGCCACCGCGTCGGGCACGACCATGCCGTTGAAAGTCAAACGAACGTGCTGCGGCACAGCGTCGGCGACAAACGAACCGCCCTGCAACCGCTTCCGAAGGTAGACTTCGGTGGCCAACGGCCCGGCATGAGTACAATCAGACCCCGTCGTCGGAATCCCCGTCACCGTTACGTCGTCCACCCAATCGGGGTCAATGCCGGTCAACGACAACTCAGGCAGAACCGCGCCCACCGTCGCCATCGTCGGCCAAATGTCACTCTCGGCGCCCTCGCGGTCCACGCGAATGCCGGAACTTATTCTAAGCTCTCGGAAAGCCCGCAGTCTAATGCCGGCAACGCGAACCGGCCCCAACGTGAAACACTCCTCGGCGACGTTGGTCGGCAACGCAGCGCTGCTTGTCTTCACGATCGGATTGTTAGTTCCATCCCACGTCGGCGCGATCGAACAGGACAAACGAGCCTCATCCTGGTGCGTGCAACTCAAATCATTCCACCATGCGCACCCCTTTGTAATGTTGTACTTGTGGTGCCCCGCAGTAGTTCCACCCACGTAAGTAGCTTCTGCGTATTTGTGGCCGAAAAGGCTGAGGCCGCCAGTCAGTGCTGCAATGCTGATCGGAAACAATCTGCCCTCTTCGGCGAGCGCATACGGAAACGGCACGACCGCTGGACTCAGAAGCGTGAACGCCCTGGCAAGCTGATAAGTCGTAAACGTCACTCCCGGATTCTGCGCCGCCATTGATGTCCGATAGGGGAACACATCTCCACCGTAGGCTTCCGATCGGAGCTCTGAGTCGAGCATGACATTGTCATCCTCAATCCCGCCAAGCTCGGCCGACCCAACCGTGCCGAATTGAATGACGTGCAACTTGAATGTGTTGGTAACGCCCATAATTCATCACTCCCTTACGCGGCCGCGAATCCAATCGTCAACTGCTTCCTCGCGCCCCGCATTCGCCGAATCTCTTCGATGATCGCCTTTTGACACACGGCCGCGAGGTTGACCGCCTCTTTCACGCTCACGTCGGTCAACTCCTCCGGCTTGTTGATCTGCGAGCCGGCGGGGTGCTTCTTGAAGTAACTCGGCACCGGCATCGTGATCCGCACGCGGTTGTATACCGCCCGAACCGTCGCCCCCGCCCGCGCCATGCGTTCGGTATCGCCGGAGAGCACGAGCGGTCGATTGTGCCCGACGTGGGCACGCTTCCAGCGCACGTACTTCGCCGCCCGCGGCTTGTACGCGGCATACTCGTGGAAGGCGTGCACCTTGAAGTGCGTCGGCAGCATCCGCTTCGCCCAATAGTCGCCCATCGCCTGAAACCCGGCGCGCGTCACCTTCCGAACGAACCGCTGTGGCGTCGAGTTCATCAACTCGGCCACCCAGCCAGTGTAGGTGATTCGGATGACGACGGGAATGTTCATGCCACGTCCAGGATCAACTCGATGCTCACGGCGTCGCCGACACCCGTCTCCTCGTTGCGGTGCGTCCGCGTCCACGGAGGAGCCTGCACGTGCTCGATGTTGGCCAAGCCGCCCGTACCGGAGAGCTGTTCCAGATCGCCGATGATGCCGCCCCACAGGTCGCCGATGATGAAGAAAATCGCATCCGGGTCGTCCTCGTCGATAGCGGCCACGTCGCGCTCCAGGCGGACGTGAAACTGCATCCGCCGATCACGGTCCTGGCCCGGCCCCGCGCCGGCTACGGGATCGGACTGATAGCCCTGTGAGGCCACGGAGATCAAAGCAAACGGCCGGGCGGCGGTTTGGAGCTGAGTCAGCGTCCACCGTCCACCCGACGGCGCCGGGAAACCATCGATGTAGATGTGATCCAGCGCCAGCACGGCCGTGGCGACACCGACGAACGACTGAAACTTCGCCGACTGCGAAAGCGTCGTCCGCAGATAGTCCGTAGCCAGACTGATCCATCCCGTCGGCATCGACTAGCCCCTCCCACGGTATCCCTCGCGGGTGATGTCGAGCACCTGAGTAATGACGAGGCGCAGGCGCGCCGTTCCGCCCCCTTTGTGGAGGATTTCCGCGACCTTCCAGGTCTCAGAGTTCACCACTACCTCGTCACGCTCCGTCGGCGACGCCACCCCGCCATCCTCACCCAACGGATCGGTCGAGATGACCCCGGTACGTTCGCGGAGGACGACCTCGTCGCCTTGGTTGGTAAAGTCCCGCCGCGCAATCTCCGGCATCAAGTTGATCTTCGTCGCCACTGCAGCCGACCCGAACCGCGTATAGGAGCACGCCACACCGAGGAAGCGTGTCTGGCCGACGTGCGCATGACCGAAGGCAGTATCAAAGATGGTCACAGCGTCCTCGCAGCCTGCAACTCGGCGTGCCCGCCCTCGCCCAGATAGTCCGACCAGCACCCGACGAAGGCAAAGTTCCCCTTGAAGTATGCTTGCTCCGTGGCAGAATTGCCGAATCCGCCGATGCTATCGTGTTTGGTGCCGTAGGGATCGTTCGCAACGCCGGTGCCGGCGTAAAGCGTCCGCGGAAAGGCCCCGACGGGAATCTTCCGTCCCCCCACATAGTGATCGCGGCCGGACGGCCCCCACTCGACACCCAGCAGTTGCCACGTGTTCGCAATCAACACGCCGGCGCTGATGTAGGTTTCCGTATTATAGGCCGGATTGTTGTCGGGCGGATCGGCACAGGTGTCGGCCGCCCAGCCGCCGGCGATCTCGATGCGCGTGTCGATGTTGCCGTTGGCAATGTTGCCGTGAAATTGAATGTTGAGGCCGGCCTTCTGAAAGCAGTGTGGTGGTGTATTGCTGGCGTCGGTAATGATGCGCCGACTCGATCCGGCGCCGGCCTGCGGACTAGCAAACCATACCAGCGCAACCAACGTGCCTCGCGCCCGCGAGTCCAGAAAGCCGCTCTGCATGTCCACGCAGTCGTCAACACCGTCGAGTTGCAGAGCAAAGCCGCCGCAACCGACCTTCTGGGTCCACGTCGGAACACTCTGAATCGACCCAGCAGGCCACCGATGATTCACGGCGTGATTGAAAACGGTCGTCGTCGAGCCGTAGTCGAGACCGTCGAAGCGCAACTCGTATTCCAAGTTGCGACGCAAATTACGAGGAACGACCAGTGCCGCCCCGCGTCGCTCCGCCCTGTTCCGACGCACTGCGATCACGTCTGACGGTACTCCCCGGCTTTCAGATACCGAAGCAACAGATCATTCACCGTCTGAGCGCCGGCCGGCGCAGCTGTCAACTTGAATGCAGTACCGACCTCCTGCGCAGTCAGCGCCACGATCTTTCTCGCCTGTGTCACGCTAACTGCCACGTGCGCCTCCTGCGAAGGAACGCTTGCAAAAGTCGTTCCGTCGATTGAAGGAAAGCACTTTACGACCAAATCATCCGTAGCCGCCCCCACCACGGCGTGGATTTCGACAAACACATCGGTGAACGGGCTGCCCGTACCAAGGCCCACAACGCTCTCCGTGGTCAGAGGAGCTGCCGCCGTCACGCCGTCTACAGCCGTGATGTCCGCACCGCCGGCGGCATTCTTGAAGTATGCCAACGGCCCGGCCGGCCAGTAACCATTCATCCGTCCAACCCCCTTTCGACTTTACACGAACGGCCAAATGCCCTGGTCGCTCACGTTTTGGATCAGGTGCGCGGCGTTCGGCGTGTAAATCTTGACGCCCGTGTCGTGTCGGAACCGCACCACGTCGCCGCGGACCTGGTTCTCGAAGTAGGTCTCGGCGATCCCTCCGACACTCAAGTCCGAGCCGTCGCCCGTCCAGTTCATCGTCCGACCCAAGCACGGAAATTGCTTCGGCGCACCAGGCGAAGCGATCTTCGCCAACATGGCGTACTCCACGGACCACCGATCGGTGATGACCGCAGCGAGCCCCTGGTTCGCCGTGTTCCGCAGAGCACCGGCCACGATGACCTGCTCAATGTCGAAGACCTGCGCCAGCACGGCCTCGTTGATCTTGGAGACCTCGAAGCTCGCCCCGGCACCGGTGGACGCGATCGCAGTCTGAATCGCGGCGTTGAGCTTCAAGAACTCGAATACGTCGCGCGAGAGGATGAGTGCGTTCGGGCGAAAGCCCAACTTCCGCATCTTGCGCTTGGCGGCGATGACATCCTTGATCGGGTTTGCCGTGGCCAGGACGTTCCATTCGGAACCACCCGGCAGCGTCGTCGTCAGAGAGGCCCCTGTCCACGTCGTCGTGTTGAATACCGCATCCGCAGCCCGCTGCTCAAGTTCCGACAGGGCCGCAAAGCGCGAGATTCTGGCCGCCTCCACGACCGGGTCGGCGATGAAGTCGCGGTAGTTCGCGGCAGCGTGCTGGTCCACCGGGTATTCCAGGCCATACTCTTTCGTCGCGTACTCGATCGTCGCGAAGCGGAAGGTGTCACGCGCATACGCGGAACCCTCGGCGCGCTGCAACGCACGATCTCGCAGGATTTCCTCGATAGCGATCGTCGTCAGCGTGCCGGAGATGTTGCCCACATCGGCCGGCGGCAGCACCCTCAAGGCGATAAAGCCAGCCTCCTCCATGTCGATGTCGAGTAACGGCATCGCTGCGGCAACGTCCGGTCGCGGAACGGCAACTGCCGCAGTCGGTTGTGGTGAGTATCCCATGTCAAACCTCCCTATCTAAGACGGCCACGCCGTCAGTTCTCTCCGATCTCTGCCAACCGAGGAGCCAACGGCGCCTCTCCGTTCCCGCCGACGGCGGATTCTACCATCGCCGCCTTGCGCATCTCGGCGACGATCTTGGCCAGATTCGCGCTGTTCGCTTCGAGAACGCGAATCTTCACGGTCTGCTCGCCGATGAACGCCATCAACTGTTCCGTCGTTACTTGCACAAACACCTCCAATGTCGCCGTCGCGTCAAGCCCAACGTTGCACGTTAGGCGGCACCCTTGATGATTCCAGCATCGACGAGCGCCGTTCGCATGGCGACGACCAGATTGTAAAAGGCCAGCATGTTTGCGTCGGAATTCAACCCAAACGCGCCGGTAACGTAAGCAGCCGGCGCAGCCTGTGCCGCGCCGGCCGGTTGAACAATCGGCGTAGCGTTCCAGAAGCCAAGCTTCTGCGTCGTCGCCGATCCGATCTTCGTCCCAGTTGTCGATCCCACCGCCACAACCAAGGCATCAGCGATGGTCAACGACGAGTTGGCCACCGTCAGTCGTGCCGTACCAGCCGTTTTCAGTTCCAGTGTAGTGCCGCCAACAACGTCGATCAGCGCCGTAGTCCCGTCGTGAGACCCAATCAACAGATAGTCCGTGATCGGCGTGGTGTTGCTGTGAATGTACACCGTCGGATGCGTCGGCGACGTGATCGCCCAATCGCTCGCCTTGGCCCCCAAGTCGGTGACGTGCAACATCTGGCTCGTATCGCCCAACGCGAGAACGAAGCTGTGATCGCTGGCGTCCGCCGTGGACCACAACAGATTCACGTCCAGCCCCGTCCCGAAGACGGCCGGCTCGTCGTCGATGAACAAATCACCCCCGGCACCACCCCCTCCACTGCCAGAAATCCAGACGCCGATGACCGAGTTGTTGGCGCTGGCTGCCTCGATAGCCACGCCGATCGGGGCGCCGTTGGCCACATCGTCGAGCTTCCCGCCGGCCGCAACGTACAGTTGCGCGCCAATGAGACACGAACTGGCAACTGTGCACTTGTGAATGCCCGCCGACTTTAAGTCGCGGATGGTCTGCCCATCCCCCGCGGCGAAGGAGGCGTTTTGCGTCACACCGACGGGAGTGTCGCCGACCCCCGCGAGAGCACCGTCATACTTGACGAGAAGATGAGCGCCGACGGCGCCCAAGGCGACCACGGTGAAAGTATCACCCGTTACTTCGACTGCCATTGAAAGCCCTCCATTGGCTGTTCAGGGTTCATTTGTCTCAGATGGCCACGGAAGCCATCAACTTGTTCCGCTCGGCGTCGCCCTTCGGCAACCCTCGCACCTTATCGCCCACCTCGATGCACCGAGCAACGTAGGCTTGGTGCGCAGAACGATTCAATCGCACCGCCGTCGCCACAGCGTCGTGACGCTTCGTTCCGCCGGCCATGCGGACGCGACAGTCGTGGATGAAGGCGTCGGCATCATCTCCGCCGGTCCCGCCGTCGTCGGCAGCGTGAACGCCGCTGCCCAACGGCTTGATCCCAGACCCGGGCCCGGCCAACTTCGCGCCGGCCAACTCCTCCTCGACCGCCTTCAACTTCGCCGCCTGCTCGGCGATCGTCGCCTGCTGAATCTTGGAGAACTCGGCCTGCGCCGCCACGAGCGTCAGGCTCCGCTCCACACAGGACTCGCGGAACTCGGCCGTGCTAGTCGGCATCGCAGCCTTCAACTCCGTAAACGTCGCCGGCTGCGGACCGGACGACGTACCCTTATCAGTCGCCGTACTCATGTCATCCTCCGCCGCCTCAGCGGCATTCATATCCACGGGCGCTTCGGCGCCCACCAAGTCAATCTTCGCCTCCTCATGTGCCATCAACAGCACGCCAAGGTCACCGCTCGCTCCCTTTTTGATTCCCAGGCTCGCTTCCATCTCGCCGATCACGTCGTCGAGACTGCCCACCGCGTCGGCCAAGCCCACCTTCACCGCGTCCGCCCCAACCCATATCGCGCCCGTGGCCAACTCGCGCACTTCCTTCACGCTCATGCCGCGGCCGGAAGCGACGGCCTTGACGAAGCGATCCGTGATCACGTCAATAGTGCTCTGCAACTCGGCTTCCTGCTCGGCAGTCAAAGGGTCGCCAGCGACCACCCCAATGAGCTTGAACCGGCCGCCACGAATCACCTTCGTGACCTTGCCCTGCATCTCAAACATCTTGGAACTGTCAACGACCCAATCCACAGCCGCAAGTGACCCGACGATCGCAGTAGAGTTCACGACGATCCGATCCGCCTGCGACGCCGCCCAATACGCAGCCGAGGCGCCAACATCGTCGATGTACGCAATCAGTTTTTTTCGTTGCCCATACCGCTTCAAATCGTCGGCCAAGTCGGCGGTGCCTGCCACGCTTCCACCAGGCGAATCGAACCGAACCACGAGGGACCGATTCTCCTTGTCCTCCATCAGCCCGCGGACCGCACGCCTCATCCGCACCGTGCCCGCCCGATTGAACAACGACGACCCGTACTTGGTCATCGTCCCGCGAACATCCATGACCGCGATCCCGCTTGGAAGCCGCGTGACAAAGTTGTCTTCCTCGTCGTCCTCGTCCCGTGCCGCCTGAGCCGCAATGTGCGCGTTCAGATCAATCGTTCCCAGACGATCGAGAATGCCGTTCATCGCATGCTCGTGGATCGCCCACGCGCCGTTGTACTGTTCCAAACGGAGATCGGTCACGTGTTGCTCTCCGAACCATTACGATCCTGCCGATCCGCCACTTCCTCAGCCACGTCGGCCGCGACCAGGGCGTCCTCGCTCGGGGCCGCACCGGGGCCGTAGGCCAACTCTCGCCAGCTCACCGGATCGTCGTCGCCGAACTGTGCATTGACCTCATCGGCCTTCGTCTTCGCCGTGCGCACCAGCAGCGCCCGATCCTCCACGATCTGCGGGACCTCGTCCTCCCAGTCAATGCCACGGTCCGCGTATATCCGCGACTTGGAAGACATGTTCTTCTCGTCGCGCATCACGTCGGCCTTGATATCCTTGTCTGGGTCGATGTACGGCCACCGACCACGCCGGACATCGTGCTTGAAGACGTTCACCCCAACTCGACCGGCCAATCTCCGCAGCGCCGCGTCTTGCCGAATCCAGTTTCGGACCCGCCACAGCCACGTTGGCCGAATGAAAGACCGCGCCAGCCAATCCTGCCAGACCTCCCAACTCTGCCGTGCGTCTTCCTTCACACCGCGCATCGAGGACCAATTCGTCTGGCTGCTGTCAAAAAGAAGGATAATCAACGGCAAGTCCATGTTGATCGCAATAAACGTCAACAAGAGCAGCGCATACGGCTTGAACTCCGGGTTGGGCACGTCGGCGGTCATAAAGTCCAGCTTCTTGCCGCGCAGCAGGTCCACCTTGAAGATCGGGCCGTCAATGTCCTGCTGGCGGATCGTGGTGCTGCCATCGCGCGCCGTGCTCGTCGCCTCAGAACCAAACGCCGTACCCGGCGCCGTGATTGACGCCTCGGCGTCGCCCGCCACAAACGACTCCACGAGACCAAGCATTGACGCGAGCTTCTGCTGTATGCCCCTCGCCCACTGGATGTCGTCGTGCATCTGTGCTGCGTCGCAACCTGGCGCCAGCACGCTCGCGCCCCGCGTCTGTGACGTCCGAATCGGACGCATCACGTGAAGCACCTGCGGGTTCCCATCGCCATCCAGTGCCGGATACCGCGTGAACCTTGTCCCCGCCATCGACACGTTCGCCAAACCCACGTCGTCGTTCGTGAACCAGTAGGCCATCTCCTCGCGCACCGGACTCAGCTCGACACCGTGGACCACGTTTAACCTCGCGTCGTTCGGCGACCGACACCGATGAGCCTCAACGTACTGAAGTCTCACATCCGGCAACAACAACGCGAAGTGGTCGCCGTCCACGAGAGACTGCGAAAAAGTGAGCTTCTGGCCGATTGAGAAGTCGTAGCGGCCCGAAACGTCCACCGCGCGCGGGTCGTTCGACCACTCTTCGTCGTAAGCCTTCAACGTGGCATCCAACTCGTCGTCGCCTGTCCGAGGCTCATCTCGCAGCGGCTTGTTCAGAACGAAGTCCGTCACCCGCCGAATGCCCTGCGCGACTACGATGTCGTCCCGCGCGAACATCCGATGCCGCTCCATCGCCCGAAGCCACTCCGTCGTCTGCTTAACGTGGTAGTCATGGCCGCTGCCCATCGGATGTGTGCCGGGGGGAGGCTGACGATATCGCGTGACTTCACCAGACTTGTAGCTCGCCGAATACTCCCGCCCGAAGTCGCGCAGCAAGTCCCGCACGGAATCGAGATCGCCGGCGAATTGCTTCACCGTGTCCCGAACGGACTTCACGAACGGCGCACGCCGCGTTGTTCCGTTCGTCCCCGTCACCGAGCACCCCAGTTGTAAAATTGCGGGTAGGTCACCCGACTCCCCGACGCCGTCGCCCCAGCGTAGAACGCCTCGACCTTCGCCTGCTCACGCATCCAGTAGTCGCCGTCGAACCGAATCCGCTGATCACCGTTCTCAACCTCCCGCGGGCTGAACACGATCAACTGCCGGATCGCCTGCACCCGCCGAAACGCCAACGCCCCCGTCGCATCGCTCTCGTACCCCACGGTGTCAAACAGCTCGACGTAGACCCCCGCGAGGGTGTCGATCGCCATGAAACAACCGTCAACACCACCAAACACCGCGTCAAGGGCTGTACCACCGTGGTACAGCCTGTACCACCGTGTACCACCGTGTACCACCGTGTACCACCGTGTACCACCGTGTACCACGGTGGTACACGTTACAAACCCCCACGTTATAGGAACCAAAAACACGAAAGTAGCACAACCGCCCCAAGGGCACTCGCTCTAGGAGGCAAGATAGAACCTATGGCGTGGTTTTCAGAGCGCAAGCACCCCCGGCCACCCACCACTCGCATTATAAGCCCTCGGAAGGCCGCAGGAAACCAGCCGGAATCGCCACGAAAAAAACTTGAAATATTTCCGAAATGGGTCTTGACAAGGGCAGAGATAGACGATATGCTACTGACCGTGCGATCGGGATTGTCCGACCGACAAATACGGGAGAATCGAACATGCAGCTTTCTTGCTCGACAATCTGGGAAGGATACGCGACCGACGCCGACGCGAAAGCCGCGCGCGACGCCGAGTATCGTATTCGCCGAGCAGCCGGCCAGCGCTGCCGGCGATTCGTCCTACGAAACCAGCTCCACAAGTATGCCAGCTTCGACGTCCCCGACGGGCGCGTTTGTGACGTGTACCGTCTAGACGTCGTGGCCGCCTGACGATCCCCGACAACCGCGCCCGGGGGGCGGGGGCGCCGGGGGAATGACGAATCGACTCGGAAACATGTCGGGAGTGCTGAACTATGCTAAGCGAGCGATACAGACCGAAAACGTGGGCGGACTTCGTCGGCCAGCCAATCATCGACGACATCCGCCAAGCGTGCGGTGACGCGCACCTGTTCGACGGCTGCGGGGAGCGCTGGCTATTCGAGTCCGACGGGCACGCCGGCTGCGGGAAAACATCCGCAGCCTACATGGTCGCGCGCGCGCTCGGCGTCGGCGAACACGCGACCGAGTGCATCGACTCGCGGGCGGTGACGATTGCCGACCTGCGAGAGTTGTCGGCGTCCATGCGGTTCTACGGATGGGGCGGCAACGGCCAGCGAGCGTACATCGTCGATGAAGTCCACGACCTGAATCCGGCGTGCCTGCGGATGCTGCTCGGCTTGCTGGAATCGCTTCCGCCTCACGTCATCGTCATCGGGACCACGACGCGAACGGACTGGGCCGACAGCGTGAACGGTCTGTATTCGCGGTGGCGGCGCTTCACCTTCCGCAAGCCGGCGGCGCCGGAGATAGCGGAGCTGCTCGAGCGCATCGCCTTGCGGGAGGGTTACGACGTTCCGGCCGGTTTCCGCTGGCTATCCTATGTGCAGGGCAAGTGCGGCGCCCGCCTGGTCGGCAACAACGTCCGTGATTGCATCGACCAGCTCCCGGACGCGCTGCGGAGATACAAGAGATCGGCCGTAGCGGCCGTAGAGTGCGCAGCATGACGTGCTGTGTGTGGCCTTCGGCCAGTTTCCAAAGTAGGTGTAGTGTCGCCCTTCCTCCCAGCGAATCGGCCGTTTGCACAAAAAAGACCTGGTGCGACAGGTGTGCAGACAGTCGGGCGTCGGATATCGAAGCCCTCTACGCACGATATGCGGCGCCCTGCCGGGCGAAGCGCATCGACGGACAACGACCTGAACCCGTCCGACCTCGCCCGTCAGGATTGCCGGCGGGCGCGAGCGGATCGGCTCGGTGATAGTGCCAGCCCTTCGGAGTATCGAACAATGGCAAGTGAAATTTCCAAGCTGGATGAGAAGGCGTGCACGTTCTGCAGGCGAGCGGCTTTTGGCACGGTCTCGGGTTCGTCGAAGACGAGCCGAATATCGTGGATGTGCGGAAACGGCTCGGCTGGCTGGTTGGCAAAGAGCCGAGTTACACGTACGAGGGCTTACGGACGCCCTACTATCACACCGTACGGGACGACCTTCCCCGCGATGACGTGCGGCGCGTGCTGGGCATTGTAGGCGATCGGTACACGCCGTTGCAGAACTCGGCGCTTTGCGACTTGGCGGAAGCGCTCTGCGGCGAGGGCGGCTTGACCATCGAAGCGGCCGGCGCACTCAAGGGAGGAAAACACGTCTGGTTACTCGCCCATGATCCCGGCGCCGACGCGATTAAAGGGGATGAAGTCAAGCGCTACCTGTTGCTGCGGAACACTCACGACGGGACGGGCAAGCTGAGGATCGGCTTCACCTTGGTGCGCGTGGTGTGCTGGAACACCATCAGCGCAGCCTTGCGCAAGCTGGACTCGGACCTGAGCTTGCGGCATACCGCGTCGATCGTCGATCGTGTCGCGCAGGCGGCGCGGGCGATCCAGCGGGCCGGCTCATATTTTGAGGGGATTGAGCAGCGGCTCGGCTGGTTAGCCGATCAAGTCGTAACTCCCGGACTGGTGGACGATGTGCTACACAAGACGTTCCCCGACAACCCGAACGCTAAGACCACGAACAAGCGGACGGCGAACGCCCGCGCCGACGTGCGGCGGCTGTTCAACGGAGCGCAGGCCGGCGGAAGCGCGCCAGCGGCGAAGGGAACTGCTTACGGTCTCTACAACGCCTTACAGGAATATCGGCAGTATTCCTACAGCGAGGCGCCGACACGAACGCAACGCGAAACGCGGCTTGAATCCGTCTGGTTCGGGTCGCGGGCGGCGGCGCGGACCAGCGACATGGAGACCATCGCTGGCGCGCTCGCCGGGGTGAACCTGGATGGCGCAGCACCGACCGACGTGGAGTCGGCCCTTGCCGATGTGATGTTCTAGCAGAGCACGTCCGACCGCCCGCTGCACTCTTCTCCCCCGCCGCCAAGGGAGCGCAGCGGGACATTGTTCGACCTTGGCGGCGCACGCCCGCAGCAGCACTACGTCGGTGCGACTCCGGCGGCGGGCAGTCGGTCGGTGATAGTGCCGGCCCATCGGAGAACTAAACAACCTGGACGACATACACGACCACGGGATAAACTCGCACGATGTCGCCCAAGATCAGGCGAGTCGGCGGCCGCGAAGCCGACCACCGACCCGGCCGGCGGGACCGGGGAGCCGCGCGACCAACCGCCGCGTTCGCCAGATTCCAAGACTTCTCCCCCTTGTGTCTTCGGGAGGCTCCCCTATACTGGCAGCGTGAACGTCGGCGGCGAACGTTTTTCGTGCTTGCGCTCCGCCGCCGCCCAGCTCGGCGTCCCGGCGCGCTGGCTACGCGCTGAAGCTGACACCGATCGCGTCCCACACTTGCGCGTCGGTCGGCGCGTGTTGTTCGACGTAGGCAGTGCCCGGCGTGTGTTGTTGAAGCGATCCACTGAATGCGAGGACGACAATGGCGAACCTGCAAGCTGAATCCCCGCCCTGGAATCGAACGGACGACACGGGGCTTCCGGGCCGGTGGAGACGATCGACGACGCGACGGGCGAGGCTCTCGCGGCACGCTGCGTGGCGCCGAAGCGCGGGCGGCGATCTCGGCGATTGCCGGCCGGCTTTGGTTTCGGCGGACACGTCGAGCGGGCGTAAACAAGGAGACCATGAGCGATGATCCTGCTCGCCGCCGTCGCCGTCCTGTCGCCCACGGTCGCAGTGTACGTGGTTCTGGTGCGGTGGCTGGCCCTCTGGCGTCGCCTAACCCTCGAATCTGCAAAGGGTTAGGACTCAATACAGATTTTGTGTTGACACGGCGGAGGGAAAGCCGATACCCTTGGAAGCGATGCCGAGATACCTGACCACCGAAGAAGTCGCTGCGACCCACGGGTGT